CCTTCCGGCCCTTCCGGCCCTTCCGGCCCTTCCGGCCCTTCCGGCCCTTCCGGCCCTTCTTCCGACCCTTCAGGTGAGGAAGGTGGTGAGGAAGGTGGTGAGGAGGGTGGTAACGGCTCTCCCAGTCCTTCTGAGGGCTCTCCCAGTCCTTCTGAGGGCTCTCCCGCTCCAGCAGAGACCTTTATTCCCTGGCCTCTCGAGTCTAGGACCATGACTTCCTCTTGCCGCCCCGTTTAAATTAAACCTAAGTAATTAACGTATTTGTATATTAATCAAAAAAATGAACATCGACGAAGATTGTTCCGTGATTACCGACATGCCTCTCAGCGACGAGGTTGTCGATTTCATCGAAAAGGGTCTTCGGCGTGATCTAACGGATAAGGATGTTATCGAGTGGTGTGATGATAATCTTGACGATCTTGCGAGTATATATGAAAAGTACAGGGGAATGAACTTATCATATAGGATGGCGGAAATGACTATGTTTTTTGTTCAGTCTGTTTACGGTCGAGACGATGCTATAGATATTATTAGTGCATTTGTAGATTGTAATTAACTACGAGGACGTAATTTTTTAGCGCGTTTTACAGATATACCCATTTGTTTCGCACGTTCCCTATTTCCCGCAACCTTATTTTTCGAAGAACGTTTTATAGGTTTGAATAAAGGATTGATCGTTGTATTTCCAACTTTGTATTTTGGTTGGTTATTTTCACCTATAGGATTATTAGTTGTGGGGAAAGTTTGGAATAATGGGTTACTGGTTTTTTTCTTAAAAGGTTCATTATTGTTATTACTTTCATAAACACTACTTTTTGTGGTTGGCTTTGTAGTTGGTACAGAGTTCAATTTGTTATTTTTACTTTTTTTACCTATTCCATTTTTTTTAGGGGGAGCGGGCAAAGCTAAGAGTGACTTTTTTTTTTGAAAAGCCTTTTTCACTCTATTCATATTCACCCCCACAGACCCTCCTTTATTAGAATGACTTTTCAACATGATTTCCCTAGCGATAGGAATCGTTGGAGCATTGTTTATAGCGCGAATGATTTCATTTGTCGAGACCAGCTTCTTATTTGGTGCAGGTAAAGCTAGTGGCTTCTTATTTGGGGCGGGTGGTGCAGGTAAAGCTAATGGCTTCTTATTTGGAGCGGGTAAAGGTAAAATCTTGACTTGTTCGAGATTTTTCTTGTTGTTTTTCGCAACTTGAATAGCCACAGCGTTTCCAGTTTTTACGGCAAGTTGAAGCTGTTTATTTGCTTCTTTTACCTTTTTGTTAGTTTCCGCGCGAATTCTTTGAATGGCTTCAGCTGCTGCTCGTTCAGCTTTCTTATTTCCTTCTTTCACGGCGTTATTGTACGCTCGTTGAGCTTCGTTTATTTTACGTGTTAAATTTGCAATCTTAGCCTCACTTGCCTGTTTATTTTTGATGATGCTTTCTCCCAATTGTCGAGTCACATTGGCGAAATTTTTACGATTTGCGGTCATCTGTTCCTTTAATTTGGTGGAAGCGTTTTGTACTTCTTTTAAAAGTATGGCATTTTTTCGCGCTTGTTCGTTAGCTTTTCTCTCAGCCGTTTCTAAATTCTCTTTTGCTTTTTGCGCCGCGGCTTTAGCTTCGGTCGTCTGATTCTTTATAGCTTGAGACGCCGCAGCTTCTGCAGCCGCGCGAGCCTGACTAATTGCCGCTCTAGTCTCATTATTCTTTTTGTTGAGTTCAGCTTTTAAATTTCTCTCGTTTTGTTCTCGTGCTGCCGCGGTGGCGGCTATGAGATTTTTAAGTTCCGTCTCAGCTTTGGTAGCTGCTGCTCGAGCCTGAGCCGTATTTGAAGCCGCCGCTATTTTTGCAGCTTCAGTAGCTACCCGAGTAGCCTCGTTTATGGCTTTACGACTTTCGATATTTTTAGTGCTTATAGCCTGTTGTAATTTCGAAATTTCACCTCTAGCAGCTAACCTATTTTTGTTTAACTCATTAATTTTGGCTTGGGCATTTTTAGCAACCGCTTGTACCTTTGCATTTGCATTGATCGCGTTTTGTTTACGCGCAGCCTCAAGTTCATTGATTTTCTTTTGAGCATTAGCCGCATTTACTTTAGACTTGTTATTCAGACTTTTCCTTGCAGCCTCAAGTTGAGTAATTTTCTTTTGAGATTCTTGAAGAAGCTGTTTAGCTCTCATGTTCCCACTAGCGGCGGCCCTTTCTAAAATTTCGGATTGTCGTCTAGCATTTCGTAAATCTATGTTTAGCTTCTCCGATTCCTTTTGAATTATGAGCGATGCCCTTTGTTGGTTATTTATAACACGCATGGTTGGAACCATCATAGAAGCGGGCTTAAAAGCCGAATTAGTGCGTTGTAAGCGTTCTCTGTGTCGCTTTTCAGCTAGGGAACGCTGAAGACCGTCGTCGTTTTTGAACATACCACCTAATAACCCGTTAGATCCACTTCTAGGTTTATTGGATACACTATTAGTACGATTCCTGTTAACGTTATTAGTGCGATTGCGATTCTTGTTCACATTGTTAACGTTATTAGTGCGATTTCTATTCACATTGTTCACATTGTTCACATTGTTCACATTGTTCACATTGTTCACATTGTTCACATTGTTCACATTGAGGTTATTTAAGTTATTAAGATTGTTTAAGTTATTCAAATTAGCATTAAGGTTGTTGTTAAACGCGGCATTACGTATAACTTCAACAGATCCCTTGTGTAACATAACAGGTTCGCGTATGTTCATGCTAGAGAGACGTCTACCTATAGCTTCGCGCAATTCTGCTATGGTTTTGTCTACACGTAATAAACCAGCCTTTTTAGCTATACGCTTAGCATCCTTCAGTTTAACTGTGGAACTAAACAAAGCTTCGTAATCCTTTTGAGATAAAGGAGATTTTGCGTCTAATAAATACTTTTTGTCGCGGGTTATGGATAAAGGTGGAAGAGGAGAACTTCCACGTTTGGCGAGCTTCAAAATTTCACACGCCATATCACGAGATACACTTACACTCTTACCCGTGTGTAACTTTACCAATCTCCTGATGTTCGCAGATTCCGATCCTGGATCACACGCGTCCATATTGTTATATTCTGACAAAAAAATATAACAATAGGTTTAGTGATTTAAGCCATGTAAATACATGCGTATTTTTTCCTCGTATGCCATGTTAAATAAAAATAAATTATGATTCCCTGTATCTACTTCTATATTTTTTCCATATGTTTCTGTGTTTAAGTGCGCCCTGACGTTTAATACTGCTGATAGTAAAGCACTCATGAAATCTTTAAAATTTGATATGTTTTCTATGAATATATCTTGGGGTTTAAGTCTAACACACATAATTTTATGAGATGGGATGTGTATAAATGGTGTTGCGGGTATTATTTCCTTCGTACTCCCATCTATGTATATCATGTTTCGATACCTATTTGTTGACATTAATATTGGAATGGATATACTAAGACAGATAGCATCTATGACCTTCATTTCTGGGTGAGTATCTACCGAGAAATATTCAGTTCTTCGTCTATTAAGACAATACGCTGATACGTATATCTTCTTTTTTAATTCTGAAAAGGTAGGATCACATTCATATAGTTTTACTAAAATTTTTCGTATAGGATTTATATCTATTAAACCATAAGACGATAATAACGATTTAAGTTTGTATTTAGTTAATTTTTCTATATCTACGGACAAGAGGCGTTCGAGTACATCATACAGTGGAATTTCAAGAGCTAAAAATAAAGCTATTATAGCACCCGCTGATGAACCGGATATTTCTTTGATATTTTTTAAATTTTCTTCCTCACGTTTTAAACAACCTAGAACTGTGAATATACCCATGGCTGCTGGACCTAGAATGAGGTATTCCATTAGTCACTTAATAAAACTGAGGAAATTGCTTTCGTAAAAGAGCGAAGACGACCGCGTATACGACGGCGTGCGTAAGAATGGCGGGACGAGAAGTCTTGCCAGACATGAACTTACCGGGAGGGATGGTGAGAAGCATACCGGGGCTGAGGACCATGAAGAGAGTGGTGGCCACAAGAAGATCGTTCCTGGTGAGTACTACACCCATAGCGCGAGCGACGAGAGAGTAAACGATGAGAAATACTAACGCGTGGAAAAAGACGGCCATGCGATCAGTGCTAACATTCTTGAAAGAAATCTTGGTGCCGGTGGTCTTGAGAAGCATACCGGGGCTGAGAGCGAGAAAGAGAGCAGCGGGGACGGCAACCTTGGGGGAAGTTACGTTAGGGATCATTTAGTATATACACATAAAATTTTTAGTAAAGTGGAAAAAGTCGTTAAATCGCGCTCCCCTGAAAAATTCCTCGTGAAGATGGTTATTGTTAACCATTCTTCTGAGACTTCTCCAAACGTTGCCGATTCGTTCTTCATACCACTTTGTTTGTTCCTCATATTCGAAAGTCACACGTTCTTCCAAAGGATCATGATGCATATGACAAAATGCAACAAAATCACAAAACTTTCCCGTGTGTTCGATTTCGGCATCATATAACAGTGTGTTGATCATATCCCACATACTCCATAATACATCCGAATGCTTCACCTCCCATTCTTCTATGGTGAGCTGGTTAATTTCATTGTATTCTTCTTCATCACTGTCGTATACATCATACCCTTCGTTAGCTTCGAAAACGTATTGATTCCAGACCATTATTCACTTGATTTGTTTTTTACGCCTGTAAGAGCAATAGTAGAAGTTTCCTTCGTTGGAAGATTATCGAGTATAATCTTTAAGACGTTTTCCGCCTGTTGTTCGTTTCCGTCAAAGAATATAGCGAGTCCGTCCTTAACAGTGTTCTTATTAAGACCACCTTTCCTGACACTTTTTTTAACTGAGATCTTACCCTTCTTAAGGTTGATCACGTCGAGTCCGTTGTCTATCATTAATTTTTTGACCTGCGACTTAAGTGCTTTTTCTGCATCCGTGAGAATTTTCATATCTGAACGAGCTTCTTTAATCTGCTTGTTGAGATCAACCAGTTTAGAGACGCTTTGTGATAGTTCATCTGTTGCCATATTGGACATGTATACTATAAAGAGGGATAAGCTTTAACTATATTTAAACGAGGGGGCGCATCATGGTATCACTCGCGATCGTCGAGTTCTGCCAGACGTATGGCTTTTTAGGGTTAGGGGGCTCGGCGCGTACCTGCTGGTTAGCGTTTCGGAGAGCACCACCTACACTCTCGGGGAAGCCAATTTGATTGCGGGGGGAGAGGAAGTTTTGACCGGAGAGAATCTCTTCAGGTGCGAACTGACCAAAATCCTCCTGGGTAGCTACCTTACGGGGGAGTAGGGAAGACGCAAGACCGGTACCCGCCTTCATCTCACAGCTGGGATCAGCGACGACAGGAGCGGCGTCGGGGGAGGCGGGGGCAAGATCAACGCCGACGGGGGCGTAATCTTTGGGAGTGACAGTGTATGCAGAAGTCTTACCGATGGTCTGGGTGTAAATACCATAAAGAACGAGCGCTCCGACGACCACCATCAACGCCGTACGAGGAGAAATCTTCTTCATCATCATGTTTTATATAGTACTGATAATTTTTTTTTACTCATGATCCTCGAACATATAGTCTTCTGGATAGGATTCATCGAAATTATTTTCATCCTTTTCAGGCTCGGGTTCAGGCTCGGGTTCGGGATGGAGTCTGACCTGGACAATATTATACGTAGGGCCGAAAGCTTTCTTCGCAAACCAGAGTCCAGAAAACTCTATCACGACAGAGCAGTTCATGTCTTCCTTGAGAGTGTCGTAATCTACGATCTCCTTTTTGGAGTTGAAAACCTTGGTAGTCTCAAGACGCTCCGCAGAGATCGCACTTTCCCTGGAGTACGCGCGACGCAGGGTCTGTTCAGAAAGATTGCGCCCAAACCATTCCTCGCTGTTGACAACGGCGTTGGCAACGTTAGTTTCCTGAAGCTCGTCGAAAGGTTTAGTACACGAGGGTTCGAATACAAAATCGTGGGAAATGTCGACGATCTTTACATCCTCGAGTTGAAGAAAATTACGCTTGCGCTCGTCAGAGAAGGCTCGAACGTGGCGAAGGCCATCATCTCCCTTGGTAATCTTATCGTAAATCATTTTATACGTTTTAATCGTTTCATTTCTTTAAACCTATATAGGGTATTTTAGAAGCACGTTCAATCAACGATTTTGACATCCAACTATCTCTCCTGGGATTAAAACCGTATAATGTTTTATTTGTTTGTAAATTGTTTGGAATTTTCTTGGCTTGTACTGGTCTATAATTGAATTCGTTTTTGACGTATGCGTTTGATTTAACATTTTTCCACTTATAGTTTTTCAAATTGAAACGTTGATTGCCATGACTTGGCTCGTATCCATTTATCTTGTTGTTTTTGGTTACAGATTTTAAACCGTGGACGATTTGTTTGGATAGACGTTCTTCCACAGGTTTACTTGTATATGTATTGTACTTGGTTGGATTCACACGTATAGCTTTCTTCATGTTAACGACACCAACACGTTTCTTGATGGTCTTGATTTTGGACAATGCTGGTGAAACTTTCTTAAAAATAGTTTCGATGCTATCTGTTGACTTTATGTTTTTGTTGAATAATTTACCTAATTTCACAAGTCTTTGTCTGTCCTTTTCTCTTTTTTCTGGTCGTAATTTTAGTTTATGCATTAAATAAATATCTTCAATCAAGAATTCACGACTCGCAACTAAAATATACGTGTTCTTTATTATTTTACCCGTTATGGCATTCCTATAAATTATACCACGTTGTCTAGTGTGCGCTACATCATGACCAAATTCACCAGGTCTCATGAATGGAATATCTAAAATACCTCCCACCACGAAATCTTCTACCTTATTTTTGTCTGGAGCGAAACATCTAACATTTAAGTCCAAAGCGAACAATTCTACATCTATAAAAACGTCTTTCGCGGAGGGTTTATTCGTCTTTCCATTTTTTTTCTTTTTTATGAGAGTATACCTTCGCGTAATTTTAGGACCGGTAGATTTAAAAGTTAAACCGGTGAATTTGTAAACTTTACTCTTAACAGATTTGAGTCTGTTCACTATTTTTACGTTCATTCTTTTCGCTATTTCACCCAATTTATCCCATAGAATTAACTTGGTCGCTTGCAGTTTACCGAAATACTTAGAATCGTAAGGTATGAGAGGTACGAACTTTGCATCAATATCACTCGTCACTATTCGTTCATTAAATGGCATGTACATGTTGAACGCTTCACCTCCACTAACGATGAGATCACCCATAGATTTTGTTAGGGTGGTGAGCTCACCTATCGTGTCTAATATTATATCCCTGATGTTATCAGTCACAAAAACGTATACTAATTTTTCAAACGTTTTACTAGAATGATTAGAGTGCATTCGAGCTCTAAATTTCGCTACGTCACCTGCCTGATCTCTTTCGTAATATTTTTTCAATTTGGCATCTCCGAAAAATAAATTTTCATTCATAAATTTCGTGATCGTAGACTTAGTATAACTTTTTTCGTCCATTATAATATATAGACATTATAATCATGAGTCCCTGTAAAGATACCAGAGATTGTAGATGTTATGCTGATAGCTTGGGTAATCGTGATCCTAAAAAGAATCAGATATGTGGAACCAAAGATATGGGAATAATTATCACATGCGACGAAAGTTGTTGCCCAGGTGGGTGCCCAAATTCTACGAATAATATAAAACCTCGAGAACCTTATGGATTTGGAGTTTCGTACACAGTTTACACGATAGTTCGATTCATTCTTCTCCTACTTGGTTTACTCGTAATAACTACATACTTAAAGATCTAACGATAATATAATGTATAATGTCTACTGATTCTAAACACACTTGCGATACCTGCCTATGCGAGATCACCGCTCTTCGCGCTGACATCAAGTCTCTTACCAAGATCGTTCGTAAGATCAAGGCTAAGCTCGACGATCCTACCGGAGAGAAGTCCGCTAACCGCGCCAAGAACAATGGCTTTAACCGTGAGCAGAAGGTTTCTGACAAACTCCGCGATTTCCTAGGCCTTCCCGCTGACAAGCTCGTCTCTCGTAGTTTCGTCACCCGCGCCATCAACAAGTACGTAAAGGACAACGGTCTCAAGCACCCAGACAACGGTCGTGTTCTCGTCCTCGACCAGAAGCTTCGCGATCTTCTTCAACCCCCCGCGGATGTTCAAGTTACTTTCCTAAACCTCCAAAAGTACCTAAGTCCGCATTACACCAAGGTAGAAGCTTAAAAAAATACATCCCTTATAATATAAATGTTGGTTGATAAAAATTCTATCGAAACCCTCGTTGGTACAAAAATCTCTAACTTGGATTTGTACCAAAGAGCATTTACTCATAAATCTGCACTCAAAGAAGATGAATCTCTTTCAGGTTCATTTGAAACGCTAGAATTCATAGGTGATTCTGTATTAGGTTTTGTGATTACAAAATTTTTATACGATAGGTACGAAGATAAACAAGAAGGATTTCTAACAAAAGCACGTACAAAACTTGTGAGAGGTGAAACTTTGGCGAAAATTGCGACAAAGTTGGAACTTTACAGATGGATAAAAATGGATGAGAAAGGTATGCGAAATGAATGGTTTAAAAATCCTAAAATTTTAGAAGATGCGTTTGAAGCTTTGATAGGTGCTATTTATATGGACCTAGGTTTGCTTCACGCGAAAGAATTTATACTTCGTATATACAACGATTCGTCGTTCGTTAACATGGATTCAATCATGATAGATGATAACTATAAAGATCATCTCATGAGATATTGTCAATCTAATGGTTTATCTCTACCAATGTATAATGTGTGTCATCATGAGAATGGAATTTTTTACATAGACGTGTTTGTCGATGGTGTATGTCTGGGGAGGGGGTTCGCTAAGAACAAGAAACAAGCGGAGCAAAACGCGGCTAAAACATTCTTTTATCCACCTAAGTTATACAATCAACAAAATCATTACAACCATGTCCGATAATTACGAATACAAAAAGCGTGTCACCAAAAACGATAAAAAGAATAAAAAAGGTGTCTATTCTCAAAAACATATTCGCATACTACTTAAACAGTTGGAGTCTAAATCAATTAATGCTGGAGAAGATACGCAATCTGATAGAAAGGGAGTATGCTCCACAAAAAAGTGAAGAATGGTTGAATCTCAGAAAGAATATGCTAACTGCGAGTGATGCAGCGACGGCCATCGGTAAAAACAAGTATGAAACTCCCGAAAAACTTCTTCTCAAAAAATGCGGTCTCGGTGAAAAGTTCACGGGGAATGCGGCTACGCGTCACGGAGAGTTGTATGAAGATGAAGCCCGTATCCTATATGAACAGCGTCACAACGAAGTTGTTCATGAGATTGGACTCGTTCCACACCCCGTACATACATGGCTAGGTGGAAGTCCTGACGGTGTATCGGAATCTGGTAAACTCGTTGAAATCAAGTGTCCTCCACAAAGGGCTATCATCCCTGGTGAAGTACCTGAACATTATATGCCACAGCTACAGCTTTGTATGGAGATTCTAGATTTAGAATCCGCGGACTTCATTCAATATAAACCCGCGGCTACGAATTGGCCAAAGCCGGAAGAATTTGATGTAGTCAACGTTCCCCGTGATCGTGAATGGTTCAAAACCTATATGCCAGTCATGAAAGAATTCTGGGACAAAGTTGTTTATTATAGAGAGCACATAGACGAACTTCCCAAACCAAAAGAGAGAAAAAAACGGGAGAAGAAACAATCAGAACCCCAGGTGTGCGAAATCATCTCAGATAAAGAAGATGATTATAATAGTGATTAATAATAATACATGGTTTTCAATTTGTCTCGTATAGCTAGATTAACGAGTATAGTTGGTAAAAGATCATTGTATATTGGCAGAAAACTCGGACCAAGGTCAATTTCATCACGAGTATCTCCGTATATAATAGATTTTATCAACCACCCCGCGATATCTTACGATCATATCCAGCACGCGTGTAAAGTGTTGGCTGAAACCGAACTTCTCACGGGTGTGATCAGGATAGTTTCAATTTTGATTTCCATACGAAAATTTATACCTAAGTGATCGAACTTTTTGTTAAAAAACATATCATGTCGTACACGTTGGCAACTGAGTCGTTAAACGGGCGTCTATTTGCACCCTATCAACGTGATGGTGTAAAATGGATGCTCGGGATGGAAAATCAAACATCAGGACCCCGAGGTGGCTTTTTATGTGACGAAATGGGTCTGGGTAAGACCGTGCAGTTGATTTCCACTATGCTTGGAAATCCACAATCTCGCACACTCATCATCGTACCCAAATCTATTATCATGCAATGGAAAGATGAGATCAATAAATTTGCACCAAATCTCAAAGTGCACGTGTATGATGGTTCCAACCGCACTTTACGAGACGATGCCCATGTGACGATTGCACCTTACACGGTCACCACGGTTAAAGGTTTTGAAAACGGTGGAGAAACGCCTCTTCATCGTGTACATTGGAATCGTGTTATTCTTGATGAGGCTCATGAAATCAGGAATAAACAGAGCAAGACATTCAAGAGTGTATGTCGTCTTATGACAGATATCAAATGGATAGTCACGGGTACACCCGTTTTCAATTCCATGGAAGATTTCGTCTCTCTATGTACCTTTTTGGGTTTACCTAGAACGTTCGTTCAAGGAAGAACCAGGGATATAAAAGATATTTATATTCTTCGAAGAACAAAAGAAGATTTGGCCAAGATTAATGAACGTCTTCGCCTTCCACCTTGTGATTTTGAAAATGTGGAACTTGATATGTTTCCAGAAGAAAAATCGTTATACGAGTGCGTATTTTTAGAGGCTCAAAGTACAATCCGAGACGCTTTTAAGAATACCATGAGTATTAACTCAAAAAATATGATCATATTGGAATGCCTTCTTCGTGCCAGGCAATGTATGATTCATCCTCAGATGTATTTGAATGGTGTGGCGAAGCAAAATGAAGTTGAACCAGAAAAGTTTACTGGACGATTGAATAAAATGGAAACCCTCTTTCGAATGATCGGCGAACATCCAGATGAAAAGACATTGGTATTCTGTCAGTTCAAAGGAGAGATGAATTATATACAGTCTCAGTTGAACTGTCCAGTTTTTCGAATAGATGGAACGGTATCCAAGGACGACAGAGTGAAACAAATAGCAGCGTTTAAGGCTGCACCCCAGGGAGCGGTTTTCATAATTCAGATTAAGAGTGGTGGCCAGGGATTGAACTTGCAAGATGCAACACGGGTCTATATAACTGCTCCAGCTTGGAACCCTGCTACAGAACTTCAAGCTATTGGCCGAAGTCATCGAACAGGGCAGACTAAAAAAGTATACGTAAAAAAATTGATTTATAAGGAATGTCCACGTTTCATAAGTGTTGAGGAGGAGATGATGTCTCTTCAAGGACACAAATCGATTGTATGCGCAGAAGTGCTTAACGATGAACGAATTGAAAATCAAATACCAGTAAAAAGGGTGTCGAGTAAAATTTCAATTCTCGACATCCGAAAAATTTTCCGCGCTTAATATAAATGTATACAGAAACAACTGGTTCTCGCGCGGAGGTTTTTCATGGTACCGCCATGCACACTTCTGGTGGTCTCACCAAGAGTGATCTCGTTCAGGACAAGTACGGTAATATCAAAAGTAAGGCTGCCGTCTCTGCGGCCAAGAAGCGCATGAAGAGGGAGGGTGCCTCTGCTATGGTCAAGGTTTTCAAGCCCGCCAAGAAGGGAGACTTCAAGCTCGCACCCAAGAAGGGTACCAAGAAGTACAAGACCCTCATCAAAAAAATGTAAGAATAGTATAAGAATGACCCTTTCTAAATGGGACGATGCTGTTCGTATAGCTAAAATAAAATTAGATATAGATCCCAATAGTTTTACCGTGATTAAGGGTAAACTACTGAGGGAGGCTCAGATGATTTATCATTTTTTAATTTCAGATCAAAAATCTAAAGTATGAATTGAAATCCTTTTAATTGCTGTGGTTCATATACCACGAGTTGATGTAATTTCCAAGTCACGCCAAACTTCCTGTTCAAGAAATATACACTGCTAATTTCAGCGATAGCTACACCTGAGTTTCTTGAATATAGTTTATCTTCAGCGGGAGTATTTATACTCTTTCGTTCACTGTTAAATATACCAGCTTTTATGTCTCCGTCAGGAGTTGTGTCTACTTTTACCCTGAACTTTGGATCGTGACCAGGGGAATGTTTTATATTAGAATTAAACATTGGTAAAAGTTCGTCATACGACATATGTTTGCCAAAAATATCAACACTTTGTTTACTCACCTCTTCGATTATACTTTTCTCGGTTGATTCTATAGTGTCATGAAATTGCTTGACATAATTGTCCTCCTCGTCGTATCCTTTCATAGAAAAATCCAAATTCCATTTGGTTGGACCGGTGACGGGGACAAATCCTGATATACCAAATGGCATGTACATCCTTGGTGTTTGAATTCTCATAGGCTTACCTTCGGGAGAACTAATACATATCTTTCTCCCGTCGTACTTGAGAATATTCATATCTTTCAAAGTATGAAATTTTGCCATTTAGATAATATTACATCCTAAGCTTTAAGCTGAACATGCAGTACATTCAGCTTCAAGACTAAATTGTATTGGTCTAGCTTTCGCCTTACTTCTCAAATAATACATACCGGTTTTGAGACCGGCTCTCCAAGCGTAGAAGTGCATCGATGACAGTTTTGAAAGTGTTGGAGATTCTAAAAAGAGGTTCATAGATTGTGATTGATCCGTAAAGCGACCCCTGTCTGCCGCCATATCGATAATGCACTTTTGGCTAATTTCCCAAACAGTTTTATAAAGATTTTTAATATCATCGGGTATGTCAGTTATATTCTGTATACTTCCACCAGCTTTAACCATCAAGTCTTTCATATTTTTTGACCAAAGACCTATTTTTTTGAGATCATCGACCAAATGTTTGTTAACAACGACGAATTCACCGGCGAGGGTACGTCTCAAGTAAATGTTTGTGGTATAGGGTTCAAAGCATTCGTTATTACCAAGTATTTGAGCTGTCGAAGCCGTGGGCATCGGAGCCATCAAAAGAGAATTGCGAAGTCCCTTGGTTTTTATACGTTCACGCATAGCGTCCCAATCGTATCTTCCACTAAACTTGGCTTCACCTTCCCACATGTCGGGCTGAAGAATACCTTGGGATGCAGGGCTTCCTTCAAAACTCTCATATGAACCATCAACCTCCGCGAGTTCGGACGAAGCTTCTAAGGCTGCATGATACATAGTTTCAAATATGTGTGCATTCATTGTTCTAGAATCTTCGCAGTCAAATGGGAGACCACACATGATGAATACATCGGCCAAACCCTGTACGCCTAGACCAATGGGTCGGTGTCGCATATTAGAACGACGAGCCGTTTCTACAGGGTAATAATTACGGTCAATTACGCGATTTAAATTTTTCGTGACAATCTTCGTCACTTCATGAAGCTTTTGATAGTCGAATGTCTTGAGTTCTTTGTTTACGTACTTTGGAAGTGCGATTGAAGCGAGATTGCACACGGCCGTTTCATCTTTGTCCGTATATTCTAGAATTTCCGTACAAAGGTTAGAGCTTTTTATAACACCCAAATTCTTTTGGTTAGATTTACGATTGCAGCTATCCTTGTAGAGCATATACGGTGTTCCAGTCTCGGTTTGACTTTTGATAATAGCCTTCCACACTTCCGCAGCTGGAACGGTTGCGTTAGCTAGACCCGCCTCTTCGTATTCGGTGTATAGTTTTTCGAACTCTTCGCCGTATACATCGGAAAGTCCCTTAGCCTTATCGGGGCAGAAAAGAGACCAATTACCTCCTTGTTCGACTCGTTTCATAAACAAATCCGGTATCCACATCGCAGTAAATAAATCCCTACAACGAGCTTCCTCGTCACCTTGATTGAGACGAAGTTCCAGAAAATCCATCACGTCCGCGTGCCAGGGTTCAAGGTACATGGCGAACGATCCTTTTCTCCGCCCTGCCTGATTAACGTACCGAGCCGTCGCGTTGAAGACTCGCAGCATTGGAATAATACCATCAGATTGACCATTTGTGCCTCTAATACGAGACTTGTTAGCTCTTATATCGTGAATAGAAAGCCCTATACCACCGGCCCATTTAGAAATCTGTGCGCACTCTGTCAGTGTTCCATAAATGCCATCGATGGAGTCATCTTTACTCGCAATAAGGAAGCAGCTAGACATCTGAGGTCGTGGAGTACCCGCGTTGAAGAGAGTAGGTGTCGCGTGGATAAACATGCCTTGACTCATTTTATCATAGGTTTCAAGTACAGCTGGAATATCCTTACCATGAATACCTATAGACACGCGCATAAACAAATACTGAGGAGTTTCCATGAGCTTTCCTTCATGTTTTTGAAGGTAGCTCTTTTCGAGCGTTTTTAATCCGAAATATCCAAAATCAAAATCTCGATTTGTGATAATTTGATCCTTTACCTGTTGTGCGACTTCGGCTACTTCTTCAGTCACTATGCCAGCCTTGTATAATTTTTTCATTGCGATATGGAAATTATTTGGGGCTATTTTTTGAATGTTGCTGGCAATTATACGCGTCGCGAGTATTTCGTAATCTGGGTCACGAGTAATCAGTCCAATGCAAATTTCAGCTGATAGTGTATCTATCTCCTGAGTTGTTATACCGTCATGCATACTGGAAAATACCTGCTGGGCTATCATGGATGCGTCTACACCCTTAGAAATGTCATAAGGGTCATGGGTTAATTTGGAGATCCTGTTGGTGACCTTATCAAATTTTACGTCTTCAACACGACCGGACCTTTTGATCACTTTCATTATAATTCTAGTACTATCTATTTTTTTAATTACATTTGAAATCGACACTTCGAACAGGGACGGGACCCACGGTTTCGGCATATCGGTTGGGAGCTAAGAATGACGTGTTCACGTAAAAGGGACCAGACTCACCCGCTTTAGCTACAGGAGGATAAGACGCGACGAAGCAATTGGGAGCCTCGCATACGGGTTTTTCATAATTGCATGGCTTGGTATTGTAAGCTTCATCGAAGTCAGCGATGTTTAACATTTAATATCTACATAGACTTTTTTTCCTGGAATATATTAAATGTGTGATAGACTTCACCTGAATTCCATCCAACAGACTAAAACTCCCCTCAACAGTTTATTCTTTTCGGAGTTTAATGTCAATATTCTCCAGCGTGCCATACGTCAATCTTTCAAGAATGACACGGGTATTTCCATCGATTACCAAAACTCGAGTGATATTTTTGCTATCATGCGGTCTGTATTTATAAACAACGCCGGTGATCATCATAGCCGTGTTAATGAGCAGGTCAAGAAGATGAACCAAATAGTCATCAATACCGCGACGCAGCAAATTCGCTCTGGTGTCGCGTCGTATTTAGGATACCTCAAGGATATCGACAGTGTTGCTATACCCCCCAGCTTACCCCAGAACACCAGTACTTACGGAGCGAAAATGGGAAATAGTCAACAGATTGGAATTTAAAGATTTGCCCTGATCTATAAACAAGGACAAATATGTCGCTCAATTATTACAAATATGAAACAGAGAAAATCTGTAAATCCAAAGGTTGGGATAGGGCGGAGATAAATACTGTATGGTTATTACTTACCGAAGAATTTGGAGAATTGGCTTCAGCTATACGTCAATATAAACGAACGTTCAAGAAGATGCATGTTAAAAAGGAAAAAGGTGTTGACATAATGATGGAAATGGGTGATGTCTTTTCTTATTTATTTCAACTAGCTCATATGTTAGACATAGATCTGGATAAAATGTGGTTGGAACATGGTAAAAAGATGACACATAAAAAATATATATCAGCTTAATATATAACATGAGTAGTTCTATGCTCAATGATGAAGACACCATTAATGACATTAATCCATTCGTGGTTAATGACTTTTCTTTACCAGGCGCTAAGGGTGAAAGGAGGAATTTTGAAAAGTTCAAGTCAGAGGGTGAGATAATCATGGAAGATATAAAGGAAAAATCTCCTATGTGTGATACCATTTCTTCTAGTGGTTGGGGAGCTGTTGAAATGTGTAGTGGTTTAAAAAATCCTTGTGCGCTGTCTAGACCTCTCATCCCAGGGAGAAATATAGACGTCGGGTTTACGGAAGAAGTTGGAACTAAATATACTAAAAAGAAAAGGGAAAAGAATATTAACATTATTGCATCTGTATCTATTCTAGTGATTCTTCTATTAATTTTAAGACGTTATAAAGTTTTATAAGCTTCCAGCTACTTCTGCAACGTTTTATGATATATGGAATCGTAGATTCACATACGGATTGTGCAAACTTTCTCTGCCAAGCGTGTTTCACGTTAATGTAAGGTGGAATAAACGAAGCATCTAAAATTTTTGAAGTGTTCATAATACGAATTATAGAGTATGTGTTATTGTTTTCACACATAACGTTATCCAACACGATCAATGCCATTTCTCGTATGACATCGATCGTTTTCTCAACTTTATCGTCAAGAAAATCTTCGTATGGGATAGATTCTTTTTTCGAGACGAAATTCCTCCATCCACCTATAGCCTTAGCTTTGAAGCACGTAGTTAAATTACAGTAGCCAAAACCACTTACATACCTGGAATATTTAAGTTCTATGTTATCTTCTCCATTTTGGTCTATAAAAGTATGGGCTTCTTTAATGAAGGAAGGCATATTTGTCGTCTGGTTTGAATTCTATTTTCTTCTCTAAATTCTTTAAATCCTTATTTTTTTTAATATCAATACCCGGACATTTATGAAGTTCTAAATGTCCACATTTTATACAGAATTTACCTGGACAGTATGGGCATTGATTTGGAAAAGGGGTCTTTTTTTTACAATTATCACACCTCGCCATTTAAAGAAAAGGAAGCCTAAGTCTTTAAAATATTTTAAAAAAAAGTTATGTTTTCTTCCATCGCGAACAACACGTTCTCGTATATCCTGACGGTGGACGAGTTTAGGAACAAGATTCCTGAACGACTTCGTCCGTCATGGATCAAGCTCACCACGATTACGATGGTTTCATCGTTTTCCAAGCCAATAGATGTGGGTAGGATCCGAGATGCTTTCGAAAAGGGAGATGTTATATTACATAAAAATAACGTCGCCGCGAAAGGTATCCATTGGAAACTGAAACCTACATCATTTTATAACCAGATAACTTTGATGTATGAAGATGTATACAGTATCAAGTCTGTAAAAATCTTCCCAAATGGAAGTATCCAGGTTGCGGGTTGTAATGATCTCGTAAATTGTAAACACATCATTACGAGTATTATGTACATACTGAAGTTGTTTGACCCAGAACTGGAACCCCTTGACGAATCTTTCAGGGTTGTCATGATCAACAGCAACTTTTCCCTCAACTATAACATCAATCTCATGAAAACTGCTTCACATTTTGAAAAACATGGCGACTTGTTCAAGGTGTCGTTTGAACCTGACAGATATTCTGCAGTGAAGATAAAGTTTCAACCTTCGGAGGATATGAAGGAGATCACTACCAGTATCTTTTCTACTGGGAAGATCATTATTACAGGTGCGGAGACCTTGAAAGAGATTGCATTCGCTTATAACATCATAAATCAACATATAAACGAAGATCCATCTATTCGAGTTTCCAAAACCGATACGGAAGATATGTTTAACATATTCTCAGGGTACGATGTTGATGAATCTGTAAAAAAAATTAAATCATTAGGATTTTCATCTTGGATGAACACGATCGAGAATAGACAAATTAATTTCTAATTGTAATATAAATGTCTCAGCGTTTAGGAATGGCCGATGGTCGTTGTTTTACGGTTTCTAACTCGTCTAAATTATTCGACAACTACGTTATGGTAAAGAATGGTATTTCTTTCGAGGATAACTACAAGTACCGCCAGCTTCTCCAAAAGGAGGGTCCCGCCGCCTTCAAGAAGGTTTTAAACGAAACCAACGACAAGTGCGGCTATTGTGATAGCAACATTAATATGTCCAAATTATACTGAGTAAAATAGCCAAATTTAAAGTCCTTATTATGTACAGGAATGACAACATGTGCCATATGCCTCAATACAGTGAGAGAAACAAGACAAAATAAACCAATCAGGTGCGGTCATTTGTTTCACTCACACTGTATAGAGAAGTGGAAAGAGAGGGGTAATCAAACCTGTCCCATTTGTAGAAAAATTTTTGATGGTGAAAATTTTAAAATACAGGTCACGATACACAATATGCTACACGAGCGAACCAGTAATCTAATGGTTCAAGATGAATTCATATTCGATGTGTTAGATATATTTTTCGACGTTTCAAACGTACAAGATATTGAAAGTCTACTTTCGGATTTTGGGATGAGTGTGTCCGACTTTGACACCCTTGTTTTTGACACAGAATGACCCACAATACTTATTATAATTCATACCTGGATATTTCCTACTCGTAGTTCTAGGATCTTTTATAAGTTTTCCCGTAGCTCCAGTCATCAATGGACCGGTTGCCCAACCCCTTTTATGGCTAAAAAACTCAGCCTTGAACGTTATAACTTTACCAGGAACTAATATCTTAGCAGCACGTTTTATTCTTGATACAGGGACTTTAAAGAACTTAGCGATACTTTCATGTGTATCTCCTCTCTTTATTTTATATTCAGTTTTACTATGCTGTTTATAAAAATGAAAGTCGCCATGACATAAAGTGTTCGTAGGTTTACAGGTTGAAACAAACATCATAATTTTATAAAATGATGGTTTACACTTCTTATCCGCTTTCTCAGCGTAGATTTTTTTGGGATTGTCTTTTAAAACGAGTTTTGGTAATTTACCGCAGTTTCTATATGTACTGAAAGTTGATGAATTTGTTCGTTCACCAGGCTGACTCTTTGATAATCTGTATTTTTTATAGTCATTAACCGCGTACGCGTAGCAATTATTATTACCCCTACCCACAGGCCCGTCCCATCTCCTCATGGTAAAAGTATGTTCAGAGCCATTCGGTGGAGGACTCTTTCTCATTACATTAACCTTGGAAAAAAATATTTACGATTAATAAATGATCAAGGAACTCTTCAACACTCGCAAAGTCGCCGATGTTATCACCGAGATTCTCATCTTCGTACTCGTGATTCTCATCTCCACTTTCATCCTCCGTTTAACCTGGAACAACTCCCTCGTTAAGCACATCACCATCCTCAAGAAGCTCGATACCTTCTTAGACGCGCTTCTCCTATCCATCTCCCTCGCCGTCGTCCGTGGTATTTAAAGCTCCTTAAATCCTACAACCTTTTCACCAGTAGGGCTAACACTAGTGGGGAACGCCTTCATCCCATCGCACCCTCCTTTGGAGCAGTCGATGAAGGTATAAGGCTTACCCTTTTCCTTCATGTAATCAATCTGTTTACGAGTCCATCCACAACCCATGGTTCCGTAAATTTTCCACCCGTTTCCAGGTCCCCCCTCCCTGGATGTTTTAGGTCGAAGGCAGTATAAAATTATTACGACAATAATAATCGCGGCAAATAAAGCTATCATTTATTAATTGAGTATAAAAAAATTACACGATCATATTACATGCAAAATGAAAGACATCTTGTGGTCGAAGAACCTGATGGATCGGTAGCTATAGCTTTCAATGAAGAAGTTCCTGCACCTCCACCTCCGCCTCCGCCCCGACTGCTTGAAATATTTCAACCACCACAACGTATAATATATAAATTAGAATATCACCCTGTCGTACGTGGTTTAGCGTATATATTTTTTATTTCAGCTGGTATAAATTTAGCTCTTTTTAGGAGAACAATAGATATTATCAATTTTGTGTTGATAATAACTACAATGGGTGCTCTACATACAGAAAAACCAATATCTATAGGTGTTATAGTTTTACATGGCACATGTGCGGGGCTCATGGTAGTTCCATTTTGTGTACTTCAGATGTGGGAACAAGCTATTTACCAATTTTCAATAGCTATAATGTGTCTCACTGCATTTAATACATGCGATCAAATAGGTCAGGTAGTACCCGAAGTTTAGAGACGTTCAATTCGTGCATTGGCGCCACCGACACTGGGACGTATTCTCATATTATTTCTGAACTTTTTCCAGTTTTCCTTGTGAATTTTCATGCGTCTCTCAGTTGGCTGCTTTTTGTTATTTAAGAGACTCATCATGTAATCCACCGCAGCACGCTTATATGCATTCCTCGCATTCATGTTAATACCCGATACATTTACTTGTTTTAATAAGTATGCTCTCTCTAGTTGATTACGCCTGGAAAGTTTCCAGTTGCGAACCATACGATCTTCTATCTTTTTTACGTCTTTCAAGAAAGGTACGCCAAGTCTTTTGTTTCTGCTCTTGTTATTGAGTTTATTTATAGCCGCTTTAACATTTCTAACGTCTTGGTTAAGGTTTGGCTTGTACCTGTTCATCCATTTGGATCCATATAGATTAGTTAAACGTTTCTTTATCGACACATCGTTAATTTTCCTCCTTTCTACGGCAAGAGCGCGATTTAAATTTTTAGCGAGTTCGTTATTTTCCTTCTTTTCGTTTTTCTTTTTTTGACGTATAGCCTTGGGAGATAGGGGTTTTGGTTTAGGAGCTGCGGCTATGTTATTTCTAGCTTTTTGTATTTTGCGACATATAACAGGAACCGTGTCCTTGTCATTTACGCTAACCTTCATCATTTTAGCGACGCGTAAAAGCTCCTTTTTAGGTTTACTCGTACATAATCTTCGTCCAATCTTGAACGTTTTGTTAGACCCAGGTAAAGGTATGTTTTTACCAGTGTTGGTATTTTTAATGGATACTGGCTTCTTGCCAGTTACGTTGGCTATTTTTTTACATATATCATTCTTAGTAGCTTTTTTAGTTTTACCGTCGGATCCCTTCACCCTAAAGTTCGTCACACCAAGTTTACGAGCGAGGTTCTTTAATTGTTCCGCATTCATGGTACGCTTACATTTAGCCATATCTATGTTGACAGCCTTTATTTCATTATTATTGAGTGCTTTAGTTTTAGGTTTGGTTTTAGCTTTAGCTTTGGCTTTGGCTTTGGCTTTAGCCTTGGCTTTAGCCTTGATACCCTGATTAAATTTACCAGTCACAATTATTTTACCTTCATTGTATAAAGTCTGCACGAACGATTTAGCGAAATCGTACTTTTTAAGCATATCAGCCGGATTTTGTACACCTAGTATCTGTACATTACCACTAATAGCTAAACTTAACTTAAAGCCGTTTCCTTCTAAATAAAGAAAGGGTGAAAGTTCGGGTTCATAACTCCCAGACATAAAGCCGTATTTGCGAGAATTAGAAGATATTTGTGTAAGACTTTCTGGTTTGAAATTACCGTTAACCCTGAATTGACCACTCAAGTTATTGTACTTAAATGGGTTGTAATAGAACGCTTCTTTAGTAGTGTAATTATCTACAACAAAGCGACGTATAATCTCGGGTTGATTCGATATATCAGTTCCCAAGAAACCACCCGAGAATCGAATCTTTCCGTTTTTGTATATGTTCACACTGAGTCCCTTGGATTCACCCATAGCATTGGAAAGAATCATTTTAAATTGGGCCGAAACGTACATTATGTTCATGTTCCCCTTGAGTCCAAACTTTCTCGTATGACTCACACCAGCTTTATTCTGACCATAACGACCAATTATCTCTATGGTATCTATGTAAAGACCATTTCCCACCATGGTCTTGGGTAAGGGTCGCTTGGAAAGAATCTTTTTTATATCGACAGTCGTATCCTTTTGATTAAACCCAGAATCGACGAGTGCATTAAACATACCAGGGTTAAGCTTACTTATCTCTAGGCTGGAACTCGGTGCATCGAATAATTCGTTTATAGCTGTGGTATCCTGTTCAAAATCATCAAACTCGCTCGTATTGAGATCACCTTTTAACGCATTATTTATTAACTTGTTAGTATTAACGTCTGAAAATTCATTCGCCAAGGGTGAATATTTACGGTTATTTATCAAGTTCTGTTGGAGACGTGGGGGAACTTGAGAATTTGGAGCCATCTGTATGGGAGGAGGGGACCTGAAACTAGCTTGACGCCGTTCCCGAGCTTTTATAACTTCCTGATTACGCATGTATTTTTCCAACTCTCTACTATAATTGTTATTGTTATTAGAGTCTGAACTTATGACCTCTACACCAGAACGTCTGACAAAATCTCTGGCCTGTAGGCTCATATTAATAAGAACTGAGATTTTTTTATAAATCACACCGAAACCAAGTGTAATGTATAAAAAATTATTGAGAAACATCTAGGCGACACATATTTTCTAAATTCCATATGAGCATCTTATGTCTAGGACTTTTAATACTTTCAAAATTTTTAAAGATCTTGAGGATGAGATCATTATCATCTATATTTTCCTTTGGAAATGACTCATCAATCCGTCGCATGTATCTAATATAATCAGCTATGACATAGACTATGGCATCTAGAAACTCTTCCTTAGCCATCTCAAGCCACGAATTGGTATTTGTACCCCATGTGGTCGTATCGTCATCTGCACGTACACCGTGTCCATATTTTTCCATGCCCATATGTAAACGTTCTCTCACTTCTTCTAAAACGCCCATACTATTATATAACCGTTAAGCTTTAATTGCGATTCTTTGGTTTAAGAGATTTGAAGTCATTTTTAGGTTTTTGCGTTTTCATAAGCGGAACAAGTGGTGGTTTAATAAACTCTATTTTGGATTTTACAATATCCATGATCTATTGTGATATGACATTATTTTCATATGAAATTTACGTTTATTATTAAAATTATTAAAGCTATTACTCATCGATCATACACTCATCGTCTTCCTCGTCGCCTTCGGAGTGTACAGGCTCGACACCCTGGAAAGCGAAAGATGGAAGCTTCTGGGATTGTTCACAGAGAACCTGTGAAAGGCGGACACTCACTCCAAATTTATTGTCAATGAACCAAATCTGGTTGAAATCGACAATGCACATGCACTTCTGACCCTTCTCGATACTATCAACTGGCATGGGCTGGTGAGAAGAATCATACGCTTCGGCGATAAACTCACCAGAAGGCTTAGTCATGAGCTTGAGCTTCATAGTGGAGGGGTAATCGTCCTTACCTGGTCGTACCAGAGGCTTATAGAGTGCCTCCTTGATGACTTCAATGTTATACGACTTTCCAAGCCATTCCTTGGAATTATCAGCGACGGTTTTGACGATACGCTCATCAAGCTGCTTGAGCTTTTCCATGAGAGTGGAAGCCTCTTCGTTGTCGCCATCGAAAGAAAGATCAAGAGAGTAAGAAGTCTTGTTGGTAGCCTCGTCAGTGAAAGCACTCAGACCAAAAGGTGAGCGCATGAAAGGTAGTTGGATGTAAAGTTTCTTGTTTTCTGGTGCGTTAATGTATACAGTCTTTCCACCGTTTTTGTTCTTCTTCATCTTGGAGAGAACTACGGAAGAGGGTTCAAAATGGTCATAACGCTGAATAATGTTGGACATGTCGGTTGCTTATATATTTCTATAGGAGGCGAATCTTTAAGCAACATTTTTTTTTCTCGCACTACATTAACAAAATATCATGGGACTTTTCAAAGACTGTGGATGTGGATGTGATGGTAAAAAGCAGGAGAAAAAGCTACTGATTTCGATCATGGCCGGTCTGCTTTTCTTTATAATAGCAAACCCTGATACCTTTCGTCTTATGCGGCGTATATTAGGAAATTGGGTATCTGGACCTAACGGATGCCCCACTACTAAGGGTCTCGTATTACACACTATAGTATATATTCTGGTTAGCTGGGGTATGATGAACGTAAGTAATGAGGCGTACACGATTCCTTCTATGGGAGGTGTAAAGGAGCCTGAACCCGAGCCAGAGGTTCAGCCCAAGCTTATGCCAAAGCCTAAGGTTGAGAAACCTGTTCGTATGGCTGACATGCCAACGCCTACTCCCGGTAAAATGGATATTGTCGGTTTTACCGATAGTGGTGCGACGTATGGTTCTATGGATGTGAATGAAGGTGTTGATTTACCCGCGCTTATGAACAAGAAGAAGTCTACTTCGTGTGCGTGCACCGATGGTAGCGAGGTAACCATTTCTCGTTAAAACTCTTCATCAAACGCTAATTCGGTAGTTTCATCGATCTTACCGTAATCTCCAACTCGTTTTTCAAAAAAATTAGTCTTACCGTCTAGGGAAATATTTTCCATAAAATCAAAGGGATTTTGTGCATTCCAGATTTTATTGAACCCCGCCTGTTTTAAAAGACGATCCGAAACGTATTCAATATAGGTTGTCATCTTATCAGAATTCATACCTATTAAGCTACATGGAAGAGCCTCTATGATGAACGACTTTTCTATGTTAACCGCTTCCCTAACGATTTCATGAACTATTTCTTGTGAGGGTTTATTATTCAACATCTTAAAAAGTTCTATAGCGAACTCTAGATGCAAACCTTCATCCCTGCTTATGAGTTCGTTACTGAAGCAAAGACCAGGCAAAAGTCCACGTTTCTTAAGCCAGAATATAGCACAGAAACTTCCAGAAAAGAAAATACCCTCGACACACGCGAAAGCTAGAAGACGTTCAGAAAATGGTCTATCTTTATCAAACCATTTCATAGCCCAATCAGCTTTACTCTTTATTGATGGGATAGTAGTTATAGCTTCAAATAGCTTCTTTTTTTCAGATGAATCTTTTATATATTTGTCTATGAGTTTGCTATATGTTTCCCCGTGAACCATTTCATTATGCACCTGATATGCATAAAAGGAACGAGCTTCCGTAATCTGTACCTCATCAGCGAAATTATTATTAATATTTTCAAAAACGATGCCATCCGATCCTGCAAAAAACGCCAGGACGTATTTTATAAAATGTCGTTCATTTTCACTCAAGTTTTTCCAATCGTCCATATCCTTAGATACATCTACTTCTTCAGCCGTCCAATTACTCATTTGGGCTTTTTTGTATAGAGCCCATAGGTTTTCATGTTCTATAGGGAATATAGTAAACCTATTCATAGTTGGCAAAAGCATAGGCTCAGCCTCTTCTATAAATTCTTCAAAGGCGAAGTAGTCGCCTACCAAATTTCCATTAACAAATACTTGTGGGTACGTAGATGCCCCACTTCCGCAACGTTTTTTTAGAGTTTCTTTGTCCACAATAGTTTTAGAGTATTCCAAGTTTAGATTTTTACATAAAGATTCAGCGTGTTCGCAATATTTACAGTCCGCTTTAGAAAGAATTTCCACCCCCATGTCGTGTGTTAATAGCTGTAAATATTTTTTGTCCGAAATCTTTAGATATGATTGTATTTTCAGAAATTCAGCCTGGTGATTTAGTAAAAATTTTTGTAAATGAGGACGGTGTAGAAGATGAAATGTATGGTGTTGTTGGTATGAATACGGGTTCAACATTAGGTGTTAAGTACATGAACGCCACGGAATCTTTATATAAGTCGGCGTGTGTATATAAAATAGATGAAGAGATGTCTCCCGCTCCGTTTGAAAGTGTGATGGAACATCATCCAAATGGAGTATCTTTTGAAGATTTAGAGATGAAACGGGTGGGTGAAGACATGTACGCGTATTATAGTGAGATAGACATAGAGGACGAGGACAGTGAAATTTATGATCAGAGCGACGAAGATACAGACTTGGAAGGATTCGTGGTATCCGACAATGAAATAGACGGGAATGTAAGTTTACCACCTGATCATGAATTAATAGATAGGGAATGGAATGAATGGAAACCATCTAGTCCAGGATCATTAAAATTCAAAGAACTCGTAAATAGAATCGAAGATCGTGCTAAAATTCAAATGGATAATCTAAATTTTTAACCTAAGTGCGGAAAAAAGCTGAATAAATTTAATAACAGATCGTAATGGATACAGAAATACTGGCTACTATTTGGGCGGATCTCGATCGCCTTAAACAAAAACCAACGATAAAGCCGGTTGATAACAGATTATGCATTTATTGTTCAGGGACTAAGATATTGACGCGTGAAGGATTAGTGTGTTCTGAATGTGGTGTGGTTGATTCTATTTACATAGACGATACTGCCGAATGGACGAGTGGTGTCACAGATGATGGACGTATAAACGATCCAGCCAGGTGTACGGTACCCGTCGCAAATCAGGAACTCTTCTCTGATGCGTGGGGTAAAGGAACGCTGATTTCGACAAAGGGGAGACCTTCATATGAAATGAAACGAATGGCTAAAATAAATTTTCATAGCTCTATGAATCACAAGGATAGAAGTCTCTATCATGCATATAAAGATATTGACGAAGCTTGTGCATCTTTACCCGATGGAATTCTCAAAGATGCCAAAACATTTTACAAAAAATTCAATGAGAGTAAACTTACACGTGGGGCAGTTCGATCAGGTATAAAGGCAAATTGCGTTTTATATGCCTGTAGAATCGCAAAAGTTCCTCGTACAACGAAGGATATCGCAGCAATGTTTGGCATTCAGAGTAAAGATATAAGTCGCACAGCGCAGACTTTCAAAGATACGATTAACGATGAGACTACTGATAAAAATTACGTGACAAAACCGTATAATGTCATGCAACGTTTATTGAATTCATTCGAGGTCTCTCGCGAAGAAAGGCTTGCATGTAATAAAATGTGCACAGCCTTGGAGGAGTGTGTAGAATTAATGAGTAAATCTCCTAACAGTGTGGCCACTGCTATTATTTTTATGGTATTGGAAAAGAAATACTCTAAAAGTATTATTTCCGAGAAGTGTTCAGTATCCATTCCCACACTTAATAAGATTATACTCATAGTTAAACGTTATTTAGAGGATAAAGTGTAATATTATTGTAGTATGACTAAACTATTTTTAAGTACCCCTTGTTATGGGGGTATGTGCTTGGAAAAGTACATGTCGAGTATTATTAATCTTCAAATTCTTTTAATGAAAGAAGGTATTCAGTTAATGTTAGACACGACTGAGAACGAAAGTTTGGTTCATCGTGCTCGAAATGTATCCATAGGTAGATTTATGCAAAAGACGGATGCTGATTATTTTATGTTTATCGATGCAGACGTACATTTTGATCCGGTATCTGTAGTTCGTCTTCTAAAATCTGGACATGATGTATCTGTCGCCATTTACCCTAAAAAGGTCGTCATGTGGGATCAAGTGAAAGAAGGTATCGAAAATGGGGACGAACGTGATATGAACATGATGTCTGCTAGTTTAGTAGCAAACATAGGCGCTAAGCGACGTTCCGTAGTAAATGGATTTGTTGAAGTTCTAGACGGACCAACAGGTTTTATGATGATTTCTAGAGAAGCTCTCAATAAAATGCACGAACATTATGGACCCACTCTTAATTGCAAAAACGATCACCAAAATAGAGACTTTGATGAATACTGTGCTCTATTTGATTGTATGATAGATCCAGATTCTAAACGATATTTATCGGAAGATTATGCATTTTGCCGACGGTGGCAACAGATGGGCGGGCAAATTTTCGCCGATTGTCAATCATCATTAGGACATGTGGGTAACCTGCCTTTTTCGGGATCGCTAGATGAAAGGCTTAAGGCTTAGAAACTATAATTTCTTATGAATATTGCAACTATCATAACAACACGTGGTAAGTCATGCCACGTAAAGACTTTACATGCTATTCTTCAGTTAAACATTAGGTGTATTCAGAAGGGGTATTCAAATAAACTTATCTTTGTTAATGACGACCCCTTCGAAAAGTCCGACATGATAAGCAATTGTATTAAATCTTTTGATAGAATATTCTTTATTGATTTTGGTGTGGGAATTGACCCGGGATCACTCGATAAAGTTGTAGAAGACTATACAGGTTTAGATGTTCTCATATTCCCGGGCGTCAAGGAAGGTATAGATTGGGAAATGTTTAAGGAAAAGGTGCAATCTAAATCGACCGAACCAACCCATCAAATGGGTTTAAATTTCGACACTGACGTAGGACATAAAATTTCAGAAAGTATGTATAAAGTCAACGAATCTTCTGCGAGAGCTTGGATGATGATTTGTAAAAACGTATACAAATGTGTCAAAGATAAGAGAACCGGAAATCATAAAATTTACCCTAAGTCGAACGTCATGTTTGAAAAATTAAAAGAATCTGGGGCAAGAATTGTCGCTTTTACCGGAGCCCGTCTGACATTTACATATACTCACGAGTGTATAAGTAACCTGCTCAACTCGGCCGGTGTTAAAGCAACTTAAAGATTAACCCTAAAATTTAAGATATAATGCAACGTCTATCTGTAAATAGAGACGACCCTCTTTACACATATGCGATTTCGTTCATGGAACGTGCATGGAACGTGAAAGGGTTTTTTCCTGGGGCTCAACCCGTGTCTATAGAGTACAGACACTTTGATATTTTGAGTTCAAACGAGTATCTCGTATGCGAAAAAACTGACGGTTTACGATTCATGTTGTTGGCTTTCATGTACAATAATAAGAAAACATGCGTTTTGATTAATAGGGCACTTGACGTTTACACGTGTCCATTGAATTTCCGTAAACCTATTTACGATGGAACCATAATAGAAGGTGAATTGTACAAGGATACATTTATGGCGTACGATTGTATGATGGTTCGTGGATCTAAAATTGGAGAAAAGGATATGATCGATCGATTAAAACACCTCGAAGAAATACAAAAAATGTTGACCGTATTAAAATACGATCCCATAAAATTCAAAATTAAAACGTTCCATGTAATGTCTGAATTTGAAACATTCATGAATGAATATTTACCCACAGTTGAACAAGAAATTGATGGATTAATTTTCACACCAGTAAAAGACCCCGTGCAAAAAGGAACCCATGAAACTATGTTTAAGTGGAAACCGAGAGATAAAAATACAATCGATTTCCAATTTAAACGGAAGGGTGATCTATGGAAGTTGTACGTACAAGAAAAGGGAAAACTTATTTTTGAATCGGAGATTCATACCTATCAAGTTCCAGAACATATAGACGTTCAAGAAGATTCCATCATCGAGTGTCAATATATGCTGAAAGATAGTCCAATGTGGTGGAAGCCTATTATGCGGAGGTATGATAAAACCTTTCCGAATAGTAGGAGAACTTTTTATAGAACGTTGGTTAACATAAAAGAAGGTATAACTATGGATGACTTTTTAAATTGTACATGAGTACATGATGTGGTGCCTTTTCCTTGAAGTCTATTTTAGATACGATTTCATCGTCTTGCATGAACCAGTCATTGGATAGTTTAATCATAGAATTGTAATGACCACCAAATTGATTTCCGTGATGCAAAATACTTCCACACAATTCGTAATTATTTATTTCATCCGCTACAACATCCACCTTTTTATCGAATGAAATAAATAACACCTTAGGATATTCCGATATAACATCACGCGTCGTCGATGCATTATGCACGACTCCATTGTTGTCTACGTAATTATCAAGAACGTTCCATTTTTCAGAAGTGGACATCATTTCACTGACTTTTGGCTTGTCTCCGTTGAGAAGTAAAACGGAAAAGGGTTCTTCGAGTGTCGTGGTTCCAGATGGACATATAGTAGTTTGCGTTTTTTTACCGTACACGAGCGTTTTTGTAAACGGATACGTTTGCTCGAGTATGTCGATTATACAAAAAAGAGCATCTTGAGAATCGTGGGGGTACAAGGATTTAAACCTGGGAAATTTCTCTTGGAACGCGTGAAGTAAAGGTTCGATATTTATTTTCAGAAAGTTTTCCTTATTGAAATAAACGTACACAAGTTCTCTATAAAGTTTTGTAAACGTACATTCTTTTTCATAATTATTTCGTAAAATATGTGAGGAGAGATCGTGTATTCTCAACACACATTGTAGAGCGGAGTTAAAATAACACGTATTTCCGTTATTGTAGAAACCGTGCATTACTTTATATGTATTGTATTCTTTAAATTTTATATTAAGTCTGTTGCCAGAATGGTTGGCGAGCGCCACCGGTATCCCCAGCGCCACCTCGTTCCCAATAATCATTGATGTGACCACGTATGGTCTTCTTCCAAGTATTATGGTCGCCGAAAGAGTTGCCCAAGTACTTCTTCTTATCTTCATCTGTGGCGAGTTCATATAAATCTTTTTCAATGCCTCTGGCAACATACTGTTGTGCCAGTGAGCAACCTTTTAAATCACCATTGACCCAACCTGGGAGCACATCTTCCCAGATTGGGTTCTCGGGGTCGTCGCTCACGTTCACCCTGATCATACTCACGGGGGGTTCCCTCTCTCCAATCGCCTGAACAAAATCATTATCACACTTTCCCGTAAATCCACCTTTTTCATTGTCGAAATAATCTATTAGATGTTGGCCATCTATCGTCACCGCGCTCTCATCTGATCTAGAAACTATTCGTTCTAAATGAAACAGTTTTCCTCCTAATTCAGTTTTACCGTCGGGTCCGAGTGGATCTTCACAATCGGATTCGTAGCCCAGCTGTTCGCAACACTTTTTACCATTGCCGGTGGCGGGTTTTGTGATTTTACGCTCTTGTGCGATCCACACCTTTTCACGACCCGGATCACTCGATGGTGTGAGTTCACCGTCGGTCCCATATGTCATTGGCGGAATGTACCTTTTCCACCCGATCCAATCTTCGTACGTGAGGGATCTATTTGTCATTTTACAATCGGGAGATACGGGATCCTGATATGGTTCTCTTTTAAACCTATCCCAACACTCACCTGCACATAGACCTCCTCCGTCCCCATTCTCGAACACTCCATAATTACCGAAGGCTGTTTTATAACATAAATGTCTAGCACATTCCGTCGCCGGTTCGTCTATGAATTGTTGACAATAATGTACATAATGTCTGGCGTGGCCGGGTTGTTTGTACTGATATGTTTTATTTGGATTATATTTCGTGTTACTCCCTTCTATTAGAGGGTCTTGTAGAATTTGACCATTTTCATCCTTACAATGTTCTGGTATGGGTTCGATATCCGAGATATCTGAATCCATTTTACCAGCCGTAAAATCATCCTGCACATCATCACCCTGCACATCTTCACCCTGCGCTTGTTGTGCATTTCCACTTTTTCTCCAGTGTAAACCACCCTCGTAGCCACCGTGTGTACCCATAACGTATTGTGTACTACATGGCCCTTGCCCGTCAACTGGTTCTTGTTTTTCGGGGTAATGCCGACATTCTTCTCGTCCGGGACGACCTGGTTCTGCTATATATGTCATACAGTTTACACTACCATCTGTTCTAAAATCAATAGCGAACCCTGGACAACCATCACCTTCAGTGATTGCATTGCACTTTTCTTCGCATTTCTTGACCGCATCCTCGGGTGGGCCACTAATCATATTATTAAAATATCTCCATCCCGTTGAGTCTAAACGACTAAAATTTCCTCTATATTCAAAAGGAAGACTTTTATCGACTATGTATGTCCCTAGGTTGTTGATGCGTTCCCTTTCAGCCTCCTCCGCCGCTCTCTTCGCTTCAGCCTCCTCTTTCGCCTTCCTTTCAGCCTCCTCTTTCGCCTTCCTTTCAGCCTCCGCTTCAGCCTCCGCTTTCGCCTTCGCCTCCCCCGCCGCTTCCGCCGCCGCCCGACTCTCTTCATATGAAGTGGGTTTTTTCCATGATTTAACTATTCCACCTGTATCACTCCTATTAGTACAATCGTCGGTACTGTTATATAGCCTGTATCCAGCATTTTGCCACACGGATACGTGTGTACAGTTTTCGTTGGCATCACACTTTTCTATTCCTCTTCGTAGATATTCCATGTATAAAGGTGAATTAAAATCACCTGTTTCGCGATCCTCTCCAAACTCTAGTAGTGCCCATGCGTGTGATGATTCTATTTGGCCCGTATTACAAAACCCCGTCCCCACATCTCCATACGCTCCCCCTGTACCGATTGAAAGATAAGGTGTAACTTCATCACGTATGGATAAATCTCTCCAGTGTAAACCACCCTGGTTTTCACCGTATGTACCCACAACGTTTTCTGTACTACATGGCCCTTTTCCGTCATCTGGTTCTTGTTTTTCGGGATTTCTTCGGCATTCTTCTCGTCCGGGTGGTAGGTAATTTTTTTGTTTTGCTACATATGGCATACAGTTTACAATGTTCTGTTTTCCATCTCGGGGGTATCTAAAATCAATAGCAAACCCCGGACAACCATCACCTTCGGTGACTTCATTACACTTTTTTGCACATAGCTCAACCGCTTTCCCGCGATCAGCTGGTAGAATCGTATAATTAAAATATTCCCATCCCGTTTGTGAGCCTAAACGACTAAAATTTCCTCTATATTCAAAAGGACTATTTCTATCGAATGTAATCTTTGTCTTAGTCTTAAATCTTAATGTGTGAGCCGAATCTTTAAGTATTTCGGTGGCTATAGAAAGATCCGCCCCGACTATAGTAGTGCTAAATTCGTCTTCTAGTTCAAATAGTTCATCACCATACGGTAATTTATATTTCACCCTGAAAATATGATCACCTACAAAGTTTTCATCACCTTTCCCTGTAAATGTAAATTCAACTGATTTTTCGTTTTCGAAGGGTCCGTTTATTGTTTTTGTTTCTTCAATTGTAGAATCTTCCTTTCGTGTGCGCGTTACGCTTAATTCTTTTATGGTAGATGCACCTGAATCAATGGATATATTAAATTTTATTTCAACTCCTTCAGACATTGATTTATATATGTCAGGAGTGAACATTTCCGTTTTCCATGGTACATAATTCTCTGTTGATTTTGAGATAAGAGAAACTCCTGACACCTTTATTTTTGGAAATTCCTGAGGTTCGTCAAATTTGAACCTCACATGTAAAATGAATATCACTATAATCGTGATGATTAGAAATATGAAAGTGGAATCTTTCATATTCACTTATAATACACGAATAATTTTTTTAATGTTACGCGTCCTATTGTTGAGCTTCGATTTTGAGGAGTTTATCTTTAAAATCTCCTTCTGTAAATTTTACTAAACTCTTATTCTTAGTTAAATAATTTGTATCTTCCGGAATTTTACCCCCTTCTATGTTTTTTGTAGTCATGAGATAGTAATCATTATATTCAGTAGATCCACACGACCCCTCTGCACATTTTATTAAATAAAATGGTTTCGCGAGTTCGGAATTTGCAGGGATGTTCAAGCCTTGTAATTTGAATCCTCTACCATTACTTTCTGCAACTGGGGATAAATATACTGCATCCTCGCCGAAAATATTTTTTCCATCGATATCTTTAATATAGACGTATTTCTTGGCTATGTCAGTTGTAATAGTATTCATATTATATAATACATCTGTCACCTCTAAAGCTATAGATCCACCTGTAGCCTCTTTTAACCCTACGGACAATACTTCTTCAGTTACTACTGTTTCACTCGCAGCCCCGGTGCCAGTTGTTATAGGTGTTTCGTAAGTAAGGGTAAAAGTATGTGTTCCCAAAATATTTTCACCCGCTTGTGCTCCGAACGTGAGTGGATAATCCACATCATCTTCTAAACCAATACTCCCTATCGTTAGTTCTGACGTCTCGGTCGTTTGCTGGTCTGGACTTGTTCGCTTGACGTATAATTTCGTAATTGTTCTGGCACCTTGTGTAATTGCAAATGTATATGTGAACATAGCACCTTCTGACATTGCTACAAACTCATCATTGGTATAATATTCAGTAAAAAGAGGTTTGTATTCTTCTGTATTGGACTTTTTAATGGACACTCCTTTAACTTCAAAAAACGGTTTGAGGTCGGATTTAGAATCAGGGTCAGGTTTATTCTGATTAGTATAGTTAAAGTATAACACACCAGCGACGATGACGGTTATCAAAATGAATATAATATAATTCTTCATCACTTAGTATTACCTAATATATTAATTACGTCTTTCACTTTATGAATTATGTTGAATAATTCATCTTTATCCTGTATCCTACTGGGGTCGATAATTTCCAATTCGATTTGGTACGTGATAGGATCCTCAGCGTCCATGTCATGCATATCTCCTGTGCACTTAGTCATGTCAATGGAAAGATTCTTGCGAATAAACGATACACGCGTTTTGGTTTTTTTCTTATCCATCTCTCGATCTTCGATATCTTCAATGGGCAATTCCTTAGAAATACTTATGCGTAGATCATAAGGTGAATTTTTAATTTTTTTAAAATCTTCATTTTTGATGCGTTCTTTTTGTACGATGGTCTCATCACCCGTATTGTCATCTACGGTGATTCGAGTGTTATCGCGTTCCCTATAAAACACTTCTTGGTCGGATAACACGACTTGTTCCCATTGTTTATACTTTTGGAGACCAGTCATGATTTTATCGAAAGCATCTTTACCGACGTTCGTGTCAAACATTTTTCCGTTGAATTTTCCGAGACGCATTTCGATTTCGATGTGCTCGTCATTCTTATGTTTTTCAATATGGCTATGAACTTTATCAAATATCTTATGGACATCCATTTTCTTTATTAAAAAGTGCTAATTCTCTAAATGACTTAGGTTTTAATCCATCTCATCTATGACGGGACCCTTTTCTTTGGGTTGCATGATAGAATCTACAAATTCCCTGAATTCCTTTTGTTGATGTTCAATTTCATCTATCTCTGCAGATCTATTATTATCTATCCATGATATGGCTTCATTAATCTTTTCCTCTACACGCGCTTTATCTTCATCCCCTAGATTATCTAACGTACTCTTCACTCCGAATACATTAGCCTCAAAGTTATTAATTGCTTCCACCTTCATTCTATACTTGTCATCTTCATCTTTGTATTTTTCAGCATCGTTTACCATACGTTGTATATCATCCTTTGAAAGGCGTCCCTTATCATTGGTGATGACAATCTTTTGACTATTACCCGACGCTTTATCTTCTGCAGTGACGTTTAGAATTCCGTTAGCGTCGATATCAAACGCCACGTTAATTTGAGGAACACCGCGAGGAGCCGCAGGTATACCACCCAAATCAAACTTACCGAGTAAATGATTATCTTGGGCTCGTGCGCGCTCACCTTCATATACCTGAATAGTGACGGATGTCTGATTATCTGAATACGTCGAAAAAATCTGTTCCTTTTTGGTTGGAATCGTGGTATTTCTATCTACGATTTTAGTCATGACACCCCCCGCAGTTTCTAGACCTAGAGAAACAGGTGCGACGTCGAGGAGTAGAAGATCTTGAACAGTGCTGTTATCGACACCGGAAAGAATAGCTGCTTGTACGGCAGCTCCATAAGCTACCGCTTCATCTGGGTTGATGGATTTATTTAATTCTTTACCGTTAAAAAAGTTAGAAAGCATTTGTTGAATTTTTGGAATTCGCGTGGAACCTCCTACGAGTACGACTTCATCAACTTTAGACTTGTCTACTTTAGAATCACGAAGAACTTGCTCTACGGGTTGCATACACTTTCGGAAAAGATCCGCGTTTAGTTCTTCAAATCGAGCGCGTGTGATGGTTGTGTAAAAATCTATACCATCATACAAAGAATCAATTTCAATAGTCGTTTGAGCGGTAGATGAGAGAGTACGTTTCGCGCGTTCGCAAGCAGTACGAAGACGACGCAATGCCTTGGGATTTCCAGAAAGATCTTTCTTATGTTTACGTTTAAACTCGTCTAGGAAATGACGCAAAAGACGGGCGTCAAAATCTTCACCACCAAGGTGTGTATCACCGGCGGTAGCTTTAACTTCAAAAATGCCATCTTCTATGTTAAGAAGGGATACGTCAAATGTACCTCCCCCGAGATCGAATATGAGAACGTTCGTATCATCGTTCTTATTTTTATCCAGTCCGTATGCTATAGCGGCAGCTGTGGGTTCGTTGATGATACGGAGACAATTTAAACCTGCGATGGTCATGGCATCCTTCGTAGCCTGACGCTGAGAATCATTAAAATAGGCTGGAACGGTCACGACGGCATCTTTTACATTCGTTCCCATATACATTTCCGCGATTTCCTTCATTTTCACCAGAACCATAGAAGAAATTTCTTCGGGATCAAAACGCTTCTTATCGCCTTTAAAATCAACCTCTATCGTTGGCTTATCACCTTCTCCGGAGACTACTTTAAAAGACCAATCTTTTATATCTTGTTGAACCTTAGAATCTGAAAATTTACGACCAATGAGACGTTTCGCGTCGAAGACTGTATTGGATGGATTCATAGCTGTTTGATTTTTAGCTGAATCACCTACAAGGCGCTCACTATCCGTGAACGCGACATACGAGGGGGTCGTTCGATTACCCTGATCATTCGCGATAATTTCGACGCGATCATTTTGCCAGACGCCGACACATGAATACGTTGTTCCGAGATCAATACCGATTGCTTTAGACATTATGTCTTATATAAGTTTGTAATCTCTAAATATTTTGCTACTATACTATAAGCGACGATGAACCAAAATTTCATCATACTACTTTTTGTCGTAATTATTATCGGTGTCGTTATGTACTACAATACAAATTCTAAGAAGGAAAAGGATCCAGGAAACACTCCAACGTTTGAAGTCGTGGGTATATCTGTATCCAAAACTGAGAATTATAAACCATGGTTTACGGAAAGGTATACAGCGGATGAATACATAGCTATGTCGCAAGGAGCCAAGTTCACGTATACATTCAAAATAAACGAAGGCGTGGATCTACTCCAAAATCTTAGTATCACACGTAAGCGTGCGGATGAAGGTTCCGATCAAATTGTAGAAGTACCAGAATCTAAATGGGTGGAGGGTAACGAGATCCAGGTAGATTTTCCAGTACAAACGGGTGAAAACGCTAAAGGTGAACACGAGTTTTCTATAAACTACACAACCCTGGATGTTAATGCGACTGGAATTAAGCCTTATGCAATTAATATTACAGATAATCTATTATCTGTAAAATTAGAGAATGGGGGGACGGAAGAATTAGAAATGGTACCCGTAGAAACGAGTGGTATAAACGTTGCCTTTTCAGCAGAAAGGGAAGAAATATATATTTATGATTCTGAAAAAGTTTTAAATTTTAATACACAGGGTCCTGTGTATATGTCCCCCGTAGCGGGTACAAATGGTAAAGGTTTTAAACTAGAAGGTACCGGAATTACCGATACACTTTATAGAGTAAAATATAGAGGAGGATATTTATTAGCACTTTCTGAAAATGCTAATTTTACGGATACCGAATATTTAACCACAGATAAATCTAAAAAGAAGTTTAAGGATGGTGATTTGATGAATAAATTATTCTATATAACAACAGATGCAAATTCGGCGACCGCTGCGGACAATTTTTTTTCGGATATAGCTGAAAACGAGGGAAGTTCTGGTTCTACAATTTCAAATGGTGGAGAAGAAATTTTTAGCACCCCTGGTACATATACTTGGGTAGCCCCCACTGGTGTTACCAGTGTTTGTGTGGTATGTGTAGGTGGCGGAGGGGCTTCTGGTAAGGGATATAATTTCATGGGGAGCGGCGGCGCTGGGGGAGGACTCGCATATAAAAATAACATAACTGTTGTTCCTGGAAATTCGTACAGTGTTATAGTAGGAGCTGGTGGGGCCGGTTTCAATGAAAGTCGTGACGCTTATTACACACACGGTGCTCCACCTGGGACAATATCTTCTTCAAATGGCGGTACTAGTACTTTCCGCTGGGGGCCCAGCGAGGAATGTTCAGCATCTGGGGGGCAACATGGTGGTGGTACCGCGGATAATATAAATATTTGGCATGGCCGTCCTATAGGTGGGGGTCCGAGTGGTACATACGACGGTGGAGGAGATGGAGGGACATGTGAAGGTAATTATTCGACGACCAAACCCATCACGGTCGAAAATTGGATACTGTCATCAGGAGGGGGGGGTGCCGGTGGGTACAGTGGTGCGGGGGGTAATGGGGCTGGATCCAGAAATCTCATGGGAACTTTAATCCCAGCTACCGCTGGGGCTGGTGGTGGTGGTGGTGGTGGTGGAGCGCGACGGGTGAGTACGACGGGCTCATCCTATGGTGGTGCCGGTGGTGGTGGGGTCGGTCTCTATGGTCAGAAATCGGATGGTGCCGCTGGTTTGACTGATGTCACCGCCGATTCAGACGAACAAGTAGATGCCAATATTGCGGGTGGTGGTGGTTCGGGTGGGGAGATGGGTAATTTATCAACAGCAGTGGGCACCCCCGCCGAAGAATATACCGACGGCGGAATAGGGGGTTCTGGAGGTCTTTACGGTGGTGGTGCTGGTTCGTGTCATGGCCAACGGATCTTAGGAGTCGGAAATGGGGGGAATGGAGGAAATGGAGCGGTTCGTATTATATGGGGTCCGGGTCGTTCGTTTCCTTCAAATGCAGATTAAATAAATTATTGACAAGTATTAAATGCTTCCAGTATTATTAATATTGGTACTCTTGATTTTATTCATTTCAAAAAATCAGGCCAATAAAGAAGTGGGTGTTCTAGGGTATAAAACATCTTTTTTTCATATATCCAGTGGACAGTCAAAAGCGATGTATGAAAAAATAAAGAAAGATGGTGCGTCTCCAGAATCTCTTAAAGAGTTTATTATGTTAGAAGATAGATTACTTCGCTTGGAGTTCGTTTCTGTATGTACGGGCGTGTCCCACGAATACGAAGCTTTTGCCGTATCCGGTAAAATAAAGGGTCTATTTACACCCTATGACTTTTCGTATCATGCAAAACACTTAAAACAGGTATCTGAACCACACAAACTTATAAATAAAAATATAACATGTTAGTCAAGTAAAGTAAAGTTCTTTTATGTTGGCAGGATTCCATATTTTTTAAATTATCATAAATATAGACTATGAGGTTTAAATCATCCGGATCTCTATTCATTTCTATCCATTTTTCTGCATCTTCCGTATTAACAAACTCGGAGGTGCAAAAGTATGCTTCTTCCATTTTTCCAATTCCATATTGATTTCCTTCGTCTCTCGTTTGACGAATATAATTACATATGACCACATACATGAGGTCCACTATTTTCTCACGAATATCTATATCGTAATGTTCTGGATTAATCGTATCTACGTCAACACCTTTTTTGGTTCTAAGATTTCTTAAAAAGACCTCTCGTGGGCATTCCATACGTACACGTGGACTTTTCTTTTTAAATTAGTCATCATTTCCAAACATGTTTCCGCTCATAGGATTTTCCTCGACGAGACCCAATCCGAAAATGAATTGCTGATTTACGATGTATTTTTCGCCGTATTGACGCGTGTCGTGCTTCACATAAATATCGCGTTGACTGAAAGGTCCGATGTAGAAATCGTATCCGAATTTAGGTTTACCGAGGTTATTATCGGAGCAATATGCGTTGAACTTCTTTACAAACTCGGTGACGGTACAGAACTGGTCGGGGTCGATCTTCACATGATGCGACTGCATGAAATTCTCTAATGTGGATACAGCACCCGCGATCTGCTTTTGAATATCCTTAAAATAGCTCGGCACGACATTCCAAATATCCTTTTTAGCGTACTTCTGCGCGTATTCTAGATACGCACGCACACACTTTTGTAAAATGCAAGGCAATTCCATCTCGAGTTTATGTTCGAGCGTGGGATCCGCATCCTTCACCTGCTTTCCAAAATTTACGGTGAGAATACGACGAAGAACACTACCACTATTGTCTTTCCAGTGAGGAACTTCGTTGCCTCCAAGAATACCCGGCGTTTTCCATTCCATAGATTGCGCCTTTTCATGTTTCACGGCGATAGATACATCTTCACCACTCACAATAGACTGAAACTCCGCTTGTTCGAGTGCTAGATCATTTTTAACTTCGGGGGCGATAAACATGAAAGCATCTTTGATAGCGGAAAGTCCGAATTTCCTTTCAACGTTATTCGAGAGTGTTTTAACATCCTCCGTACAATAAAACTTACGCAGAACCTTTGTGATGATAGTTGATTTACCCGATCTCGCAACACCTTTGAGGAATGGAATAACTTGCCAGCCATCTATGTCGTTCACGTCGTAGCACAAGCGTCCACACATGACATAAATCCACCTCGCAACCTCTTCATCAAACTGTTGATAATCCAAGATTGACTTGAAGTGAGGAGTAGGAATATCGTACCAGTCTTCCACGTGGCTATAATTGGGAAATTCTTGATCGAAATACTTGCAACTGACGATCGATTGATCGAGACTCTTAAACTCCTTAGATTCATAATCATAAAATTCAGCCGTGTATAAACCGGTTTTATCTGACCACTTTTTCGCTACAAAAATACCATTATCGAAAGACCACACGTGTCTGTTCTTTATGATATCAGGGAACTGCATATCATTTATATTTGTGAGATGCGTTATGACATCCTTATAACCCGTACCCCTTGAAGTAAGATTTTTCCACAAATCAAACCAAGTCTCCTTTCTACCGACGCTATACACAAATTCACTTATACTTTGTTTAGGCTTCCACGCCCTAGATGGGCATCCAGTTTTTGTCATGATCTGCTCACAACAGTGCCCCTTGTATCTTCTAATGTTATGCGAATACAGGTGCTTTAAACATTGAATAATCGCTTGCTGGTAAGGTGAGAGTTCGTCCACTTTATTGATGGTGGATACACGAAAAATACTAGGATCGGAATCGGGATTAATGGGTACGTAAGTTGGATTATTTACGCGTTCCATGATGCGCGCCGCACGGAAAACAATCGTCCAAGCGTCGTCGACTTGATCGATGAGTCTGTTTATACGAGTAGCCAATGTCGTATCTTGATCATGCTTATCTAACTCTTCAAGCATTTTAAGATCATTGGCTTTGTGGTAAATTTCGCAGATGTGATCACGAATCTTAACGTATTTACCGACAACACGTTCTATGTCTATAATTTTAGGCATACCTTTTTGGTCGAGTTCATCGGGTAAGAAAAACATGTTATATCCCAGACGATAAGGAATCTTAGGGTCGTTTTTGTGATAAATATCCCAATACTCTTCAAGTTCTGTTAGGTGTGATACGAGCTTTTCATTATTGAAAGTTTTAATTTCGTTCGCCCATAGCGCTTGGTTCGCTTCGTTCGGGTCCGCACTTTCATTAATGAAATGTGTCGCCTCTGACATTTTCTATTATTAGATTTCATTTTTCTAAGCTACTATTTTTGGATGGCGGTCAAAAGTTTGACCAAAATTTTATTTTGGATTTCAAGTTGTCGGCCCATATTAACCAGGGCACTGCATATAGTATCACCATCTTCCGTCATGAGGGTGGAACCCAATAAAGTTTCCACAGTCATATACTGCTCAACATCATCTTCATCTTCGTACTCGTACTCATTCATATCGATCTCTTCTTCCTCTTCATCGGTAATTTCCTCCTCGGAGTTTTCGATGGCGAGATCCTCCTCTCCTTCAATCTCCATCTGAGCTGGTGTTTCGGTATCGGACATTTATTTATGTTCAGGAAAAATCGGTACGCTTTTTTCGCACTTTATCCGAAATTATTTTCTTGCTATATAGTACAACAACACACAAAATGGCCGGAGGTCTCATGCAACTCGTCGCTTACGGTGCCCAGGATGTCTACCTGACTGGCAACCCCAAGGTTACTTTCTTCCAGGCGGTTTATCGTCGCCACACTAACTTCGCTATGGAGAACATCGAGCAGACCGTCAACGGTACTGCCGCTAACTCCGGTCGCGTCTCTGTAACGATCGCGCGCAATGGTGATCTCGTAGCTGATATGTACATCGAGATGGAGTCTAAGAACGTCGCTACTACTTCCAATGACGCCGATGCCTCCAACGAGTGGCTCGCCGAGCGTGCGATCAAGGATGTCGAGCTTTCGATCGGCGGTCAAAGGATTGACAAGCACTACCAGACCTGGTGGCGCCTTTACTCCGAGCTTTACCTCGATGCTTCCAAGAAGACCACTTACGGTAAGATGACTACCGGCGCTTCTGGTAAGAAGGTATACCTTCCTCTTATTTTCTTCTTTAACCGCAATCCCGGTCTCGCTCTCCCACTAATTGCCCTGCAGTACCACGAGGTCCGTCTCGATTTCGATTTAACTTTGGAATTAGACACTTACGTCGTCCCCACCTCTTTCAAGGTATACGCCAATTACATCTACCTCGACACTGAGGAGCGTAGGCGTTTTGCACAGAAAGGACACGAGTACCTCATTGAGCAGGTTCAGCACACTGGCACTGATACCCTCGCCGCCGGTTCGAACCAGAAGCGCCTCTCCTTCAACCACCCCGTCAAGGAGCTCGTATGGTGCCTCTCCGCCGCTAACAAGACCGACAACAACCTGTGGAACTTCACCACTAAGTCCGGCACCGTCGCGAACGACCCCCAGGTCACTACTACCATCGTCGGCGCCGCCGCGGGAGTTCAGCTCCCCCACGACCTTGGCAACGCGCCCAGGATTGTCACCGCGGCGAACTCTGTCGCCTGGGACGAGGATGCTTGCTCTAACATGACTAACATGAAGCTCGTTCTTAACGGCCAGGACAGGTTCAAGGAGCAGGGTTCCAAGTATTTCAACTCCGTCCAGCCCTTCAACCACCACTCCGGTTCCCCCATGCCTGGCGTATACAGTTACTCTTTCGCGCTTAAGCCCGAGGAGCATCAGCCCACCGGCACGTGCAACTTCTCCCGCATTGACAATGCCCAGGTTGCTATTAACGCCGTTGCCGCGGGATCGTCCACCGTCCCAGCCACCCTCAACATGTTCGCGGTTAACTACAATGTCCTCCGCATCCAATCCGGTATGGGTGGTCTCGCCTTCTCTAACTAAGCATACAAATCAAATTTGTATTTGCTATTAAAATTAATTAATAATTCAAATTTAAAAAATAATAAATCATGTTTTTTAAATTCGAAGAAAAATTAACAGGGTAGTATAATAATGGTGTCGATCTACGCAACCGCGAATCCTTTTAGTCATTCCCGTGTTCATAAGGTACCTCGTGATGTCCGTACATGTTTTAAAATTACGCTTCGTACACCTATGGGACAACACTCGTTTGATTGTGATAAGTCTACGTACATATTGGATGCAGCGGAAGAGAATAACATAGAACTTCCGTATTCGTGTCGCACGGGTATGTGTTCCGCGTGTACATCAAAACTCATATGGGGAGAGATAGATCAATCAGAACAATCGTTTTTAAACGAAGAGCAGGTTAATGATGGTTTTGCTTTACTATGTGTCGCGTATCCCAAACAGGATTCCATGATTGAAGCTGACGTGGAGGATATGCTCGATGTTAAGGCTGATATGTCTTTGTTAAGCGACGAATCTTAAAGAAAACGTGCTATATACAATAAATGTATAATAGACTTTATACAGATGGTTCTTGTATCGGTAACCCAGGTCGAGGGGGGTGGGCCGCGAAGTGTCTAGGATTTTTTGAAATTAGTGGTGGCTCACCTAAAACTACAAATAATATCATGGAGATGACTGCCGTCATAGAAGGTTTGCGCAAATGTTATAAATGTGGAATTCGTACTGTGGCTGTATACACGGATAGCTTTTACGTTCGTAATGGTATCAAAAGTTGGATTCATAAATGGAAACTGAATAATTGGAAAACATCTTCCGGTTCTGACGTTAAGAATAAAGAACTTTGGATACAAATGGATTCCGTGTCGCGGTTATTTGAAGACATAGAATGGATCTGGGTTAAGGCACACAACGGAGACCCTGATAATGAACATGTTGACCAAGAAGCTAGAAGGGTTGCAAATTCTTTCCATAATAGTGTATAAAGAGTTGATGTCATATAAATAAAAAATGAACAAAAAGAACCAAGAATCGGTCGCACGTATGTCTTATGAAGATCGTGAAAATATGTATTCGGAATCTCGTAATAAAGCGGCTATGAAAGCTATGGAAGCTGAAAAAGTTCGATATAAGTCAAATAATAGTCCGTCCAGGTTTTTGACTTTTCTTAAAGATCGACTCGATATTCTCGATTCGCGTAAAACTTCCGTTGTCGAGAAGGGCTTTCTTAAAAAGGGATTTACGAAAAGGTATAACGAACGTTTATACGATAAGACAAAGAAGATCATCGAATCTTTAGAAGCATAAAGAAATACGCCATAATATAGATATATGAAGCTTCTCATTAAAAAGCTTTCTGAACACGCTCAGATTCCCACCCGTGCATCCCCTGGCTCTGTTGGATATGATCTGTATAGCATCGAAGACATGCACATTCTTCCGTACCAACGTGGTATAGTATGTACCGGAATCGCGGCTACTATTCCTATGGGTGTATACGGACGTATCGCACCCCGTTCTGGTCTTGCCGTAAAACATGGCGTTCAAACCGGTGCAGGTGTTATTGATCCTGATTATACCGGTGAATTGAAGGTTATCCTTTTTAATCATGGAAGTGAAAAGTTCGAAATTAAAAAGGGTGATCGTATTGCACAGCTCATCTTAGAAAAGTGTGAAACACCTTTGATTGATGAAGTTGAAGAAATAAAGGATACACAGAGAGGAACCCGCGGTTTTGGTTCTTCTGGATAAATATAATTAATTAATTACCAAATGCTACACCTGCTAGACCATTCTTTACCCTTAGAATGTTGTAGTTGACCGCATATACACGTAACATACTTGGAGATCCACCAACGGTTAGGTTATTTAACACGAGTTTAGAATTATCAACCCTAGAAAAGTTTAAGCTACCACTGGGCTGGGAGCCATTTAGTTTGATACAGAAAGGCCACGTGAAGACGGGGGAACTGTCCAAGACACCGGAAGGTAAGACGGTGCAGTGCATTTCAGGTACAACGTTGTGGTGGAACGTATCAGATAAATCTTCGAAAAGAGGTTGTCCGTTAATGTAGAGTGTTGCGGAATCGAACTTGAGTTCGTTATCCCAAGCCGAACCATCAGCGGCTGATGATACGAGGTGAATAGCCTTGGCAGGGTGGTTGAAGTATGTGAGATCAACATCGACGGTACCAGAACTGCTGGTATCCATGAGTTGGTGTTGCGTCTGGGTTATAAGAATTTCCTGTTCGGTGTTGAGTAGCCTATTACGCTCTTCCGTGTCGAGGTAGACATAAGTGGCGTATACCTTGGGTGTCGCACCAAAATTTAAACCAGACCTACACTTAATTCGTATTTCCACCTCGTGGTACTGCATAGCAACTAAAGGCAAAGCCTTAGTCCAATCTTCACTGAAGAAGAAAGGAATAACGAAATAATCGGAACCTTGAGTTCCACTCCTCGCTGATTTAGCGTTCGCAGACGCTACCGCGGTGGACACGGCGCACGAAGCCTTGGCCGAGGTGTCGTTGTATAAAACGTTGTGTACACCCTGGATAAATAAAGAATCAAGTTTGCAGACTTGCTGACCGCCTATAAGAAGGGTAAACTCGGTGGCGGAGTCGGCTCCAGTAGAAAAAAGACCGGTGTCGCTTAATGCAGTTTGAATTTCTGGAGCCTCGATCCAGACGTAGCTCAAGAGATCACCCTTGGACTTGATGGGGATGGTGACTTCAGCGCCACCATTGAACTGACCGATGTAATCGACGCGTTCTGGTTTGATTGCAAAATTCGTATGGCGTCGGAAATTTTGACGGAAGAATGAAACTTCGGGGTTCCCTGTGATATAGACATCTTGGGCCCCCTTGGACACGAGATCGACCAACGCAGCAGACATTTATTAATATATGATATTAAAAATTTAGAACTATAACGAAATAAGATGGTGATCTTTCAAGTGCTGACCTGGGATTCTCGAGATGAAGATGATGAACATTACATCCGCCTGTTTGGTAAAACGGTTGAAGGTAAGTCTGTGTGTGTGACTACTACACTCGATCCCTATTTTTTTATAAAAATTCCGCCAGATGTTGACGTTGGACATGTTAGAAAGTCTTTAGCTAATATGTTTACTGAGGAAATCGTTAAGATGGATTTGGTAAAGGCTAAGGATATTTGGGGCTTTCAAAACGGAGAGGAATATATTTTTCTTCAAGTGCATTGTCATAATATTAAACAGAGACGTTCCGTGAGTAATTACGCTATAAAATTTATGAAACGCGCAAAGACGAGAGACCTATCTCTTACTTTCGTTTACGAAGCAAATTTAGATCCAGTTTTGAGACTCATGCATCGTACTGGTATACAATCTACTGGATGGGTTGATACGAGTGATGTGTGTACACGCGGTCATTATGCAAACGTCGATATAGATTTATTTTGTAAGAACTGGAAAGATCTAAAACCACACGAAACTACGGAAACTGCACCCTTTGTAGTAGCTTCTGTAGATATTGAGTGTCATAGCTCTACTGGAAAGTTTCCAGATCCGGAAGTACCTGATGATGCATGTTTTCAAATCGCCTTATCTCTTTTAAAGTTCGGCACTGAAGAAGTCTATGATAAGACGTGTTTGTGTTATAAAACTACGGATGCAGATTTACCTGAGTGTACTATCAAGAGTTTTGATACGGAACGTGATATGCTCGTAGCCTTTTCTGAATATTTGTCATTTCACGACGTGGACGTAATAACCGGGTGGAATATCTTTGGTTTTGATTTAAACTATATAATGAAAAGGGCGTTATATACCAAGTGTCCTCCAAAGTTTTATCAACTCGGTAAACTCTCCAATTTTACGTGTAATTTGAGTCGTAAGAAGCTTTCTTCGAGTGCGCTTGGTGATAATGAACTCACACTCGTGAACATGCCCGGAAGATTTGTATTCGATCTCTTTCACGAAGTTAAACGTGAGTATAAACTGGATTCATATAAACTCGATAATGTATCTAAATTGTACTTGGGGGACACTAAGATTGATATGCCTGCGAAGGAAATGTTTAAACGATTTGAAGAAGGGGATCCAGTTAAACTACGAGAGGTTGCAGAGTACTGTATCAAGGATACCCTTCTACCTCATAGACTTATACAACGCCTGTCCACCTTCGTTAATCTATTGGAGATGGCTAAAGCGACGTGGGTTCCGTTGAATTATCTCGTAGAACGAGGTCAGCAAATCAAGGTCTTTAGTCAACTAACAAAAAAAGCGCGTGAAATGGGTTTTAAGGTTCCAACTTTCGAATATGGTCACACAGATACGACTGGCTATGAAGGAGCAACAGTTTTAGAAGCGCAATCGGGTGCATACTATACACCTATAACCGCTCTAGATTTTGAAGGTCTATACCCTTCTATCATGATGGCACACAATATATGCTACTCCTCGTTGGTATTGGATCCTAAATATAAAAACATACCTGGAATCGAATACGAAACTTTTGGAAATCACACGTTCGCACAAGGTATTCCTAGCGTACTCCCAAACATTCTTTCAGAGCTTAAATCTTTTAGAAAACAAGCTAAAAAGGATATGGCACAATCCACTGGAAACCTTAAACAAATGTATAATGGTAAGCAACTTGCGTATAAGATTAGTATGAACTCTGTGTACGGTTTCACCGGAGCTTCTCGTGGTATGCTTCCGTGTGTAGCTATAGCATCTACCGTGACGTTGAAAGGTCGAACCATGATCGACGATACGAAAGAGTATGTTGAAAAGCATTTTCCTGGATCCAAGGTGCGCTATGGTGATACAGACTCTGTTATGGTCGAATTTGACGTTCAAGGTAGAACGGGAAAAGAAGCTATCGAGTATAGTTGGGAACTTGGGGAGCGTGCAGCGGCAGAGTGTACAAAGCTTTTCAAGGCTCCGAATAATTTGGAGCTCGAAAAAGTCTATTGTCCATATTTCCTTTACAGTAAGAAGCGGTATGCCGCAAAGCTATGGACTAAAGCTAAGGATGGAAACATGAACATGGACTATATAGATGTTAAGGGGCTCCAACTCGTTCGTCGAGATAATACACCACACATGAGAGAGGTGTGTAAAGAGCTTTTGGATGGAGTCCTAGAGAGTTCAGACACATCTGGACCCAAAGCCTTGGCGAGAACGAGAGCTGTTGAGCTTCTCGAGGGAAATGTACCCATGGAAAAGCTCATTCTAAGTCAGTCTCTTTCTGATACTTACAAAGTGAAGGGATTTAACGTACCCATAACGAAAACCGAAAAGGATCACATTCCATACACGAGTGAAGATATAAGCATGGCGCATGTACGTGTCGTGACCAAAATGCGAAACAGAAGACCTGGATCTGAACCTAGATCAGGTGATAGGGTTCCGTATGTGTTGATAGATACAGGTGATCCTAAAGCGAGAGCTTTTGAAAAGGCTGAAGATCCCAAATACGTGGAGGAAAACAAATTACCCATCGATTATTCGTATTACTTCGTAAATAAATTTTTAAACCCAGTATGCGATTTATTGGAACCTTTATATGATGATGTTAAAGCTGAAATATTTGGAGAGTTATTATCCAGGGAAAAGGAAAAAAAGAAGGTCGCCAGGAAGAATTCTAAAAATTCTGAAAAGCAAGTTCTCATCGCAGATATATTTAAAAAAAAGAATCCATGATACTATATGGAAGCGGGCCAAAAAAAGATATTAGCCGCATGTAATGATATGGTAAAAGAGGCTGAATATCGCGCAGAATTGAAAACTATTAAGAAAATGTGTGATACTTTTCCAATAGGTCTAACTCCGGGAACTTGTAGATATAGATTATTAGGTGAAAATGGGTATTGTATTGGTACATGCGTAGGTACAAACGAACTATGTACGAAAAAAGTTGCAGATGGAGAACTTTACTGTGGAATGCATAAGAAACAGACCAAACCATCCGAACCCATTCAAATAAACATGCAAGCGAATACAAGTTGTATATGCGAACTTTGGGAAAATAACCCAGAATGTTTATATTGTAAAGAGGAGCAAGAAAAGAGGCTTAGAAAGAGGAACCCTCTTATTAGAAATGAATAAATCAGATATCTTATTAAACTCTATAAACACATTTTACACAAATTCTGAAAATAGAAATACACTAAAGGAATTACTGGACAAAACTGGTGGTATATCACTTCGAAATTTGGAATGGTTCATAACGAATTATTCTAAAAAGAACAACTTATCATATACAACGAACGATGGTAAATTATTCAGCGTTCATTGTGCGTATAAGTCCAGTTTAGATGGATACAGTAAAAAGCTTTTCGATCCGTTTTGTAGATCTGAAAAGATTGTGTATACAATTCCTGAATCACATGATAAAATTCATACCACTGTAGCACAGTTGAATTTTATCCGGTGGTGTATTAAGAATAAAATAGTAGATTATATCCGAGATCATAAACATATACTATCTAATAAGCAAGTGACATAAATCCACCTTCGAAGGTGTATGTTTGATACCCAACGTAATATAGATTAACAACGTAAGTCTTAGTTAACCCCGTTTTTAAATTAATCTCTAGTACCGTTCTTTCCGACTTTAACTGACTGAAATCCAAACTTCCCGATGGCTCCACATTTATCGGATTCATCGCGAAGGAATACGTGTATATGTTTCTCTCCGTTCGCGACAATCTATTATTATACGGAACAATGTATTTATAATACGTATGATCAACTCTTGGTAAATTTGGTAAATCTTCACCGTTAATGAAAATTTTGGCACTATCTATGATGGGATAATTATGTGTATCTATAGGCATACCAGATGCGTCAAATACATTGACGGTAGAAAAATTGTACCTATTATGCATGTTAGCGGCTGCCTGTTGAGACAGGGAAGTTCCACCCCCAGCTACGGTTTCATCCTCATAGTCTTTGTCACGTAAAAACCAGAATAGGGTTTTTACAGGTATATTTGGAACGAGCTGTAATCTGACCACTTTAGCACCTATTTCTGTTTCTTCTACGGGATGACGTTTGACTATATCCGTCACAAAAATTTGTTTTCGCTTTGATAAAAATATACGTTCTTCATCTGATACAGTCATCTCTTCCGTTATAAGATCAAAACTGTTTAGTGTTATATCTTCCGGGCTGGAATTTGTAAAAAATGTTTTTGGACGAAACTTTATTTCAAATTCTATCTTTTGCTTGTGTATCGCACACGTTGGGAAATAAGGACGATTGGGTTTATTACTATCGTATTCATCTCCTTCGTATTTTCTAGAAAAAAATAAAGGTATGGGAATTAATATGTTCGAATCTTTTTGATCAAGTGCGACGTGATTTAATATAGATGTATCTTCGGCAAGATTTCTATTTATAAGAAAACGTTTTGTACGTTTTTCAGATGCGTCTAAATACATCTGATCATAAATAATCCCCCAATCGTCATAATACGTTTCAACTTCCAATTCATCCACGCGCATCGTGACAGAATTAATCAAATGTCTTCCCAATTGATCTGCTAAATAAAAACCAGCGCTTGCCAACTTGGGAAATTTAATGGAAATATACATATTACTTAAAAGATCTCCCATATTACGAGGGTTTAACGTGACCTTTATAGATTCACCGAAAGGCCATGTACTTTTCGCGTCATTAGGTTTGGAAATAGTTGTCGATCTATGAAACTTTGTAAAGTTTGAATGTCTATCGTATGAATATTTAAAAGGTGAATATATAGGATCTTCATTTAGTAGGTACGTATCCTGTTTCCCAATGGCGTTGAGAGACAGGGTGGCGCCTGGATCGGGTCCTTGAACGTCCATACTTATCTATTGTCTACATATTTTTAATATCAGTTTCCCACATTTCGAAATAACCAGTGGCTTCAATTAAGCAAACTTCTTCTCTGAGTTTGTTCCATTCATTGAATAGAGCGGCAACTCTCTCTTCCGTGTATTCGATGGTCTTAATGTGTAAAAGGTAATCGTACGAATTGTCAACCAACGGAAACAATCGACTGATCTCATTTTCTAGATCTTGCTTTTTCCGTTTAAATACAACTATGTCGCCGTCGATTACCATCTTAACAAAACGCGCTCGATGAGAACAGATATCAGCTTTCTTCCGAGTTATCTCTATCAGATGCGCTTTACGCTTCTTGTAATAATCCATACGAAGTTTAATGAAATCAACCAAAATTTGCCCAGGTGAATTATATTTACATATACCTTTCGTTGGATGAAACAAGTGCATATTTGAGCACCTGATAGTCTTTTCCAATTTAAGATCCTTCACAACATCCTTACCATTGTAATCTTGAATCACAAAATCAATAGTCTCGGTTGTACTGTTGTTCGTAAAGCCACTAATGATCTTCTTCTCGACGAGAGAATCCAAATATTCTTTGTAATCCTGTGTCCATCTACCCGGGGGAAGTTCAGATATCTTAATCGTATTTCCGATGCACGTCCATACACCTTGAGCCACCCACGATTCGTCATCTTCTTCGATAATTTTACCCTTGAAACCACGGAACCACGGTTTCATATTGATCATACTTTCCCCCCGTGTGAATCTGAGAATGTTTTGCTTTATATCTTCTGGGTTGAATGGAGGTACATAGCAGCTGAAACCTGTACCTATACCCTCCGTTCCATTTACGAGAACCATAGGTAAAATAGGCATGTAATGCTCAGGTTCAATCAATCGTCCATCATCATCCAAATATGTGAGAACTGCGTCATCCTTGGGATCGAAAATAGTACGCGCTTCCTTAGTGAGCTTTGTGAAGATGTACCTCGTTTGAGACGCATCCTTACCACCCATTAGCCTGGTTCCAAACTGACCACACGGTTCGAGAAGATTGATATTATTACTACCCGTAAAGTCATTTGCCAGCTTCACAATCGTTTCAGCCAGAGAAACCTCACCATGGTGATAGGCACTCTTCTCAGCCACGTAGGCTGCGAGCTGTGCCACCTTCATCTCATCCTTGAGATTCTTATGAAAACAAGAATACATAACTTTCCTTTGGGACGGCTTTAGTCCATCACAAACGTGGGCGATGGATCGCTTCAAATCAGCCAATGAAAAGTTCACGAGATCTTTGTGAATAAATTCCGAAATACCCAACTGCTTAATGTTTCCATAGGGAACTTCGAGCTGGTTCGCCTCCTTAGCAGTACTTTCGAGGAGCCAAATCTTTCGTGCGTCAGCTTTCTTTTTATCGAAGGCGAGAACCACTGATTCGTCAGTCATGACATCCACATCAAACTTGACCGTGAGTGTTTCGATCATCTTAAAGTACTCTCGAGCCTCGGCGCTCGTAGAAGTACCTAGACCCTTATAGTACTTAATTCGCCATCCGGGCTGCCCATCCCCATACCATGCACGGAAGGCAGAATCCGTGTAGAAGGATTTAGACTGAGAACCCTTCGTGGCTTTAATGATAGGAGTGACCATAGAAACGACGAATCCAAGATCAAGAAGAGATGGCCAAAACGCGTGAATCATATTGATAATCAACCCCTTGATATGGGAACCGTCATTATCCGCATCCGTCATAATCATCAAACGTCCGTATCGAAGTTCGGAAACATCCGTGTACTCCTTACCCTGTTGAAGCCCAAGGATCTTCTTGAGGTCGTTGAATTCTTGATTCGAAGTCAACTGTGCGACAGAAGCATCGCGCACGTTCTTACATTTCCCCCGAAGTGGGAACACACCAAAATGGTCTCGACCTACCACAGAGAGACCAGCGACAGCTAAGGTCTTAGCTGAGTCACCCTCAGTGACAATGAGTGTGCACCGCCCAGATTGAGCTGTGCCCGCCTTGTTAGCATCATCAAGCTTTGGGATCCCATTAATTTTACTCTTACGAGCCCCACCATCGGTTTTGGCCAACTCCTTCATCTCTTTGAACTTCGAGAGAGCTGTGAGTTCATCGGAAACGCCCGTCTTCAAAACGTTTTTGACAAAGGTTTTGGGCATCTCAAATTTGGATCCAAAATCTTGAGCCTTGAGTGTACACTCAGATTTGACCTGACTCGAGAAAGTTGGATTCTCAAGGGTTGCTTTTACGAAGATTGCGAAGGTATTTTTGACCTGTTGAGGTCTGAGCTTGATTTTCTTCGCCATATCCTCGATGATACCGTTAGCGACGAGGTTCGCGACGTGATCAACATGGGTTCCACCTTTAGTTGTACAGATGCCGTTCACGAACGAAACCTGCTGCATTCCATCATCTGAAGGTCCGATGCAAACAGACCAGCGATCTGTGGTGGCGCAGTGTACATTGTCTACGCCGGTGTGCATCTTCGCGTAAGCTTCAAAACTTTGTTTAGGAAGGGCTTCACCATTGAATTTGACTTTACAATTAGGAGTCGTACAGATGTTGGCGTCCCATACGCGCTTTTCAAATATTTTGTAGATGTTGAAATCCATCTTGGTCATACCAAACCGTTTCCAATCGGGAACGAATGTTATAGATACAGATGACGTGGCACCCGAATGTTTTTTGATTTTTGGAGGTTCACATACGGACATATTATCCGACCATTTTTGGGTATATGTCTGCTTTGTCTCATGATCCTTGATGATTACCGAGAAGTCGCTGGAATAAATATTGGTCAACTTAGCTCCATATCCGTTACGGCCTCCCACTATCCGCTTTTGGTTGTCATCATAATTGGTACTTGTTAGGAGATGTCCAAAGACGAGTTCTGGGTTCCAAATTCCTTCTTTTTCGTGCATTTTAACAGATATTCCACCCAGTGGACCGTTATTTTCAACGGTTATAGAACCGGATACTTTATCTACGGATACGGAGATGGATGTTACATTTTTAGGATGGAGTGAGTTGCGATCGATGGCATTGACGAGGATCTCATCAAAGATCTTGAGTAAACCAGGTGAGTACTTAGTGCTCTTCTTTTCGAACTTTTGACCGTTAAGAACCCAATAGGATTCTGTACTTAAATTGGTTGGTCCGACGTATGAGTCTGGGCGCTTTAAAACGTGTTCGAGATGGCTTAGTTTCTCAACTTTCTCCATACTTTCTTAATTTTATTACAAATCAAATCTCTAACTTAGGTTCATAAAATTTAAAAATCTTATCAATAAGTAAGTATGTCTAACATAGAAAGTAATCTCAAGAAGTTACTCAAAGGTGAGAAGGCCTGTTATCCAGAAGAATTCTTGAAGGTTCCCAGTTACAATTCACCCACCCTTCGCACTGGTAAGGGTAGACCTATAAGT